TTAACGGTGCTTGTTAACTTGCTTGCATAGCCTTTCACTGACAACGCGTGAGAGTTCGGCGAGTTGTTCTAGATCGCTAAAGCCGACATCAGGCTCCTTGAAATAGTTGATGTACTGGTAACGGTTCATGATCATTTCATCCGCGCTGAGAATGCGGCTTGAAGTGACTTTGCCATTGTCGACGGTAAGCAATACGCGCTGGTGGTTGAAATCGGGCAGTTCGAGGTGGTTAGCTGGGTGTGAGGGTTGCTTGAGGCTCTCGGCCATTTCGTTGAAGGCGTTGATATAACGCTCTTTGATTTCTGCGGCCCGTTTGCCTGTAAAACCCATCACCAGAAACATAAAACCGTCTTTCGTCATTTGGTAGGCTTGGTAAGTTTCACCATTCTGTTCGTTCCGATAGGGGTATGTGAAAAAATTCACACACCTAAACTCTTCTGAACATTGTAGCGACTTAATTTTGTTGACCACATCAATATGCCGTTTACTGAAGAATTGCGATACATGGAGAGAATCAGTCACCAATAGATTGGTGTTAGATACAAAGACAAGATCTGAAGGCTTAGTGGATTCGATGAGGTTGTTCTGTGTAGTCATGTGAAGCTCCTTGGATTGTCGGGAGTTCACCACAAAAACTGCGAATTTTGGGTGGTGAACTGAATCAGGTTCGCAGTACCGCTCCAAGGAAACGGCCAACCTTTCGGTTGCCTAATCCAGCCCACCATAATTTAGATGTGCGGATTTATCGCAATAAAAAACCAGCAAAAAGCTGGCGACATGCGCCTTGGAAGTTCAATGCGGGCTGCGAATCCCGGCACTGGATTTGCCAGTGCAGTTGAAGGGTAGCCCTGAACTCGGCGCGTTGTCAATTCCTTTGTATTTTCTCCAGTTCCTTCCACACGCGGTCGGATTCTTTCTTATTCGACTCTTGCAGCCACTTCCCGTAAACCTTGGCCACCATGGTGATGTCGGCATGGCCCATTTGTTGGGCGAGGTAACTCACGTTCACGTTAGCGTGGGTGATCATCCAACTGGCGTAGGTGTGGCGAAGTTGGTACTGGTTGCGGTGCACAATGCCTGCCTTTTGGCAAAGCCCCGTCCAAATACGGCCTAATGCTCGCTTGCCGTAATAGCTGTAGTCACTACGTTTTTGCTCGCGCACCACTTTGGGGTTGAACACAAAGCGAAGCTGTTCTTTGCGGTAGGTTTTGCCCGGTAACTCGACATCGTGTTCCTCTGCAGGGAAGAGGTAAGTTAAGTGGCGCTGCGCTTTGAGTGCTTCGAGGGCGGGTGGCAGCAAATCAACAAAATGCTCTTTATCGGTTTTGGTGGTTTTAAGGCCACGTTGTTCGTAAGTGGAGCGACGAATGTGCAAGGTTTTGTTCTCAAAATCGACATCTTCCCACGCCAACGCGCACAGTTCGCCGCTGCGTAGCCCGGTGTAAACCAAAACGATAACCATGTTTCGGTGCTGCAGCTGGTGGCAGTGTTTGAGCACTTTGTTTATCTCGCGCATCGAGAACGGCTGAATGTCTACCTCGCCTTCTTTCACTCTGTCCATCACGTCGGAGAGGTCTTTTTCCATGTATTCCATTTTGTGGAGCCACGCCAAAAACGCATTGATGGTGACCAAGTTGCGGTTAATGGTGCGACCGCTGCGGCCTTTAACCAGCTCTTGGCGAAACAGCGTTAGTGAGCGGGGCGAAAGGGTATCGCAACTGCGGTTTGCGCCATACAGGGCGAGAAAATCGCGCAGTACCCACTCATAACGCTGCAAGGTCGATTTACGAATGTCGTGTGCTTTGGCTTCCAGAAAGCGCTTGGCCAGTGTTTCAAGGTCGAGCGCTCTTGGCGTTCCTGATGCGTGTTTCGAATCAGGAAAGTGGGCCGCATAGTTAAAGGTGCCGATTTTAATTTCGTAAAGCATGGCTTCGCGCTTTTGACGAGCAAAGTTGATGTTCTGTTTAGTCGGGGGCAAGCCAAGCGATTCGCGGTAGCGCTTCCCCTTGTAATAAAAACAGATCCGTACACTGCCACTATGGATCTCTATACCTGGGGGTAAGTTGTCTACGGCTGCATTCGATGCCATCTATTCCATTCCTCAATATCCACCATCCAAGTGCCTTGAATCTTTCTCATGACGGTGGATGGATAAAACCCGTCACGAGCTTTCTCTCTCAGTGTTTTGGTACTTAGGCCGATTTCTTCAGCGGCTTTTTTGAGAGTCACGATAGAGATTTGAGATTTGCTCATTCATCTGACCTATATAGCGCGTTGTTAGGATTGAGGTAACCACCAAAACGATTTGGAATTGGTGGTTGACAGCGTTACTTTTTGCCCTGACCAACGTAGGGGTTGAACTTGAGGTTTTTGCGTCCGCCTTTGCTGGCATCGCTGTTACTGAAGAAGTTAACCGAGGTGGCGCACTCTTCATCACGCATAATGGCGGCGAGCTCTTGCTGGAACTGCGCATCGCTCATGCGTTTAAGCTGGCTCGGGCGTTTGGGCTCGGTGGTGCGTGGTTTGGTGCCTGCTGGGCGCAGGGCCATCACGCCTTCCACGGCTTTTTGGATTTCTTCTTGGCTCATCATGTCGGCTCCTTACATGACAGCGGCTGCGTCACGAGCAAACATGGTGAGAAACTCTGGAGAGAAGGTGATATTCGCCGGGCATTCACGGCTGATCCCCCAGCCGTTCTGCGCGTTTTCTGCTTTCACCAGAGTGAGATTGCGCACCAAGCATTGCAGTTGATGGCTGTAATAGGGCTCCGAAGTGGTGACTTTTCCGTACTGGGTATCAATGGTTGCCGCCATGGATAGTTCCTCGCAAGATGCGCCCCCCAAAAGAGGGCGCAATGTTCATTAAGAAGAGAACGAACCGATAAAGGTGTTGATCTCGATGCCTTCAGAATTGAATTCGTTGCCTAAGTTGTCTTTAAACTCTTCGCTCATTTCCTCTTCGTGCTGCTCTAATCGCTTGATGCGCAGTACCAACGTTTCATTGCCAATGGTGCTCATGCGAAGCTCGAACTGACGCTCAGATAGCCCCAAGAAAGGCTCGCAAGTGAACTTAAACACCGCTGGCATCGGGAACTCTTCTTTGGTGCGAACCGCAATCGACTCGTACTCCGATTGATGGTGGCTAAAGTCATCCACGTTCGATTCTCGGCCTGCTTTGGCTTCAAACTTCATGTTGCGCACCGCTGCAGAAGCGATGGCGTTTTCGATAGGCTCGCCAGTGGTAGAAAAAACCTGAATAAAGGCGCTGTAATCTTCAATCCACTCGGCGAGCTTTTTCTGGTTGAGGCGTTCGCCGTTGATCTCCAAAAGCGAGCGATACGACGCTGTTTTTCGAAGCGTTAACTTTGCCTGATGCTTGCAGTGGCCGGGGCGGTGCATGGTACCGATATCGAAAAAGGTGGTGGCCGACATGCGTTCTGCGCTGATGAAACACTGGTTGCCTTCGGTTTGGAACTCTTCGTGGTAACGCACGAACTCATCAATATTGCTGGTTTCCATTACCCCGCGGAACATGTTGCGGTTTGGCATGTACTTCTCTAAGTCGTGCATGCTGAAGGAATCAGGCAACGCCGCAACTGGGAAGCCTGTATTCGACAACTGGCCTAGAAACTCTTTCGCGTTACCGGATTCTTGGATCTGTAGAATGGCGGATTTATCCATACTCATGGTTTACTCTCTTCTCTTTGGGTGGTTTAGGTTAGCCGCGCACTTCGCGCAACTTTGAATCTTCAATCACGAGCTGGCCGCGAATGTCTTCTTTTGGTCGGTCGTAGGTCAGTTTGCCGCCTTTCCCTACGTACGCGATGGAGGTGTATTGGAAATCCTCCGATTTGGTACCAAAGCCTGTTTTTGGTTCCTTCACCGACATGTTGACGGTGATTTCGACCATTTCATTGTTGGTTCCCATTGGCTTGAGTTTGAGGTCTATCTTTACGTTGCCCTGCTTGTCGCTGTAAGAGACAGCACGAGCCACGTTAGAGAGAGCCAAACCCACAACGTTAGAAATAACGCCGCCATCGAGTTGCTGCATCAGCTTAGGGAAGTTGGTTGTGCGGTCCTCAAGGCTGAGGTTTCCGGCTTCTTGTGTAGACATGTGATTTCCTCGCTTCGTAGTTCAAAATTAATGTACCATAAGTTCAGGTTATGTAAAGAACCAAAAGTACATTTTTTTATTTGCGAGGTACAAAAAAACCGCCCGAAGGCGGCTTTGTAATGAGATTAAATTGAAAGGTTCTAAGGCCTTACAGCAGACACATTACTATCATTGAGATTGATACTAGCCTGAATGGCTTCAGTATATTGCTTTTTAAAGTCTTCTTTGTCCTGAGGATCAATTAGAGGGTCGTTGAGAGCTTCTCTTAGTCTTTGAATTTTCTGCTGATTACGCTTATCAAACACCCGCTTTTCTACCCCCATGCAATATCGATCGTAGACATGCTTAAAGAATTTGTGGATGGCAAGCGTAATACCAGGAATGCTACCAAGGATGAGTACTTTTAGCTCTGTGAAATCTATACCCCATAATAAACCTTGCCAGTTAGCAATCAGTATTGATAATCCGCATCCAAGTATAGATGCCGAAATCACAGGTAATGATTGAGACTTGTTTGACGGTTCACTCATGTTTCTTAGGTTTCTTCCCAATAACAGCAAGGGCGGCATTGTAAAAGGTTTGTTCTGTAACAGTGATTTTGTCTGTACGTATGATACTGCCATCGCTATCTTTTTGCTCAATAACGATTTGATGTGGAGGGAGCAGTTTTAGTAGAAGGTTTTCAAATAGCATACGGAGGCTCCAGTATGTAACTGGAAGCAATCCAAAAAAAATAAGCCAGTATGCTATTGCAGTAGCGTTCATTGAAAATCTTCGTTGTCAGTCTTGTGGGTAAACGGACGTAATGGTATACGTCTTTCTGTCAGTTGCAAGATCTAGTGTCTCTTTTAAATCTACATTATAGCTATTAACGAATACATTAGACTCTGTTCCATTTCGTACGTTCTTCACAAAATCTTCATCGCAAATTGTTACGGACACAGACTCATGCTCATGGTTAGTGATTCGCCAATCCCTGTTCTTATCTGAATGAACAGTTAAAAAGGTTATTGGAACGTCTTCATGTATGGTGACTCTTTCACGCTTTTCTATAACAGGGTTGCGAGATGCGCGATAAGATTTCGATTCTTCTTTCGATACTTCGAGTACAGTAGACATGGCTTCGTTATCAGTAGAGTCAAAAGCGGAAACAGTTAAGCTATCGATGCCCTCTTTCTTTAGCGGAGTATAGGCAATTTTGCTCATGGCTTTACTAATTGTTTTTGATGATAGCAGTTCACGATAGAACGATGGAGCTACAATAGGTTGCTCTTCATCCTCAATATGGACAAGGCAGTCACCATCTTTATTTAAAGTTAATCGCTGAATTTTTCGTCCGGCTATCTGTTTCATTGTGGTCAATAGTGCCGCTGGAATTGCAGTCGCGGATAAGCCAGTAATCGCTAAGATATCAAGGTGCTCTTGAGGATTTTGAATAACATCAATGATGAATTCAAACGATCCTTCATCAAAAGGTTGCACAGTGATTTTTAGGTCATCGATTGTGCCATTTACCAACAGATGTGTTTCTTTTAGAAGCTCACATGTTCCTTGAAGTGAATCAATAACGGCTTCAATTTGCATCTTATGGTCTTTCAGGGCTTCTCCATCATAATGGAAAACGATTTTTTGAGATTCCAACATAACGTTAGTTGCATCCTTCCTTGACTGTTTTATAACAGAACCGAATACCAAAATACACGGCCGACTATGCTGATCTTCTGTTCCAGCACTTGCGCTTCGGTGTATTCACGAGGTGGATACTCTAACTCGTTAAAGCTGTAAATTCTGAGGCCACCACCGGGTAAACGGTACAGCTTCTTGATAAAAAGCTCACCATTGTGGTTGATAGCGAAAATTTTGCCATCGACTAGGGTTTTGTTCCCGCAATCAATACCTACCGTTGAACCGTCTGGTAATACGGGTTCCATGCTATTGCCTGTTACTGAAACACACAGGGCATCTTTAGGATCAACGTTGTAGCGGCGCAGGGTTGATTTGGCGAATCTCAATCTAAAACCGGCATCTCTTTCTATATCACAAATAAATCCGTTGCCAGCGGATAGCCGCACATCGGATAGAAAAGGAAGTGCAACTTCATCATCACTTAATGGAGTGCTGCTATCCCAAACTTGCATGTTTCCAAGGATCTCTGCATTTCCTGTTTCTTTGGTAGTCTCTTCGCCGTATTGGAGCCAATAAACGTTAACATTTAGGAATTTAGCGAGGTCCCCCATTTTATCTGCGCGCGGCATCGACTCAGCGTTTAGCCATTTACTGACAGCTTTAGGTGTGACTCCAAGCTTCTTAGCTAGGATGACCCCACGACCATGTTCTTCGATCCCGGCATTTGAACAGGCCTGTGCAAGCCTACGGGAGAAGTCTGAGCGCACATTATCGATATGAACCATAGGTTCAATACTAATTGCTCTTGAATGTACTATCAGTTCCGTCATAATATGTACCAAATGTTCAATGTTGAGGTGTTTATGTTAAAAGAAGCCATCAATGAGGTTGGTATCCAAAAAATTGCTGAGCACTGCGATGTCAGTGTGAGAGCCGTTTACAAGTGGTGTTCGCGAGGTGTTTTACCTCGAACGGAATACACAGGAGAAACTCAATACGCGCAAACAATCGAAGAACTATCAGATGGAAAGTTCACTAAATCTGAACTCTTGAACTTGCCTCGTTAGTTGAATTGTTTACGAAATGAACCAAAAAGTTAACCACCAAATCAAGGAGCAAATGGTGAATAAGAAAGAGATGGTCAACCGAACCATAGCCGGAGTGACTGGCGGTAGAGAGGCGGTGGCGGCTGTGCTGGGGATGTCGGTCGATATTTTTAATAACCACCTCTACGAGAAGAAGGGATCGCGTTTCTTCAGTGTGGATGAGCTGGTGGAAATGGCCGACTTAACCGGCACGTCGTATGTGGCGGAGTATTTTGCCCACCGAGTTAATTGCTTGGTGGTCGAGCGGGCCAAGGTCTCGGAGATCGATAACGTCGATATGTTCGATTGTCACTTACACCTCAATGCGGCGAAAGGGTTGTTGGATAAGACGATTGAGGAAGCCAAGGCCGATGGTGTGTTTGATGAGCGTGAACGTCAGGAGATTGCGGCGTTAAAAGCGGAGTATCAGGCAACGTTTGAGGCGTTCATGTTGAAACTGGATGCGTTGTACAAGGAGAAAAAATGAAAACGAGTCAATTTTGGGTAACGGTGCAGCAGATGGCCGACATGACCACCAGCTCATGCCGAGTAGCAACAAGCCAAGGGCAGGGAACACACGATTTTGAGCGCGACCAAATCCGTTGCTTGATGAAGAAGTGCGAGCGTCAGTTATTGGTGTTGGATGAGGAAGTGGCTTTAAACCGCGGCAACGGTCTAAAGCCGGGTGAAAAATCTTGCGAGGAATTTTCACATACCACTTCGGAGAAGCAGTGATGGGAAGAATAGCACTAAGAGCTCGAATAGAGAACCACCAATGGCGCTTGTTCAAGGTGGAAAAGGGTTTGGAAACAGAAATCACCCACGATGAGCTGGCGGATCTGTTTGAGGCGAAGCGCATTTACGTGAAAGCGGTTTATGAGGGGAGGGCGGTGTGATGCTTTACCCGAATGAGCTCGTCGTAGACAACTTTGCCGGAGGTGGCGGTGCATCTACAGGTATGGAACTGGGACTAAACCGTCACGTCGACATCGCTATTAATCATGACCCAGATGCCATTGATATGCATAAGATGAATCACCCTGAAACGAAACATTATTGTGAGTCTGTGTGGGATGTAGATCCGGTTGAAGCCTGTAACGGTAGACCTGTTGGCTTAGCCTGGTTCTCTCCAGACTGTAAGCATTTCTCTAAAGCTAAAGGCAATCGCCCGGTAGACAAGAACATTCGCGGCCTCGCTTGGGTAGCGGTTCGCTGGGCCACACTTGTTCCGGTTCGTATCTTCATGCTGGAAAACGTCGAAGAGTTTTTGACTTGGGGGCCAGTGGTTGAGGTAGAGCACGGTAAGTTCAAACCATGCCCAGAACGCAAAGGCGAAACCTTTGATGCCTTTGTTAAGTGCCTGACTACTGGACTCGATAGCGAACATCCCGCATGGAGTGAAATTCGCAACGCATTGGGTGATGATTTCCCTTATGAACAGCTAGAAAAAGGGCTCGGCTACAAAGTTGACTATCGAGTATTAAGTGCGTGTGATTACGGTGCGCCAACTATTCGTAAGCGTTTTTTCTTGGTCGCGAGAAATGACAATAAACCGATTATTTGGCCATCACCAACGCACGGGCCAAAAGGGTCTGGTTTAACACCCTATGTAACCGCAGCAGACATTATTGATTGGTCAATCCCCGTCAAATCCATCTTTGGCCGAGCAAAGCCGCTTGCTGAAAAGACAATGGAACGAATTGCCAAAGGGCTGGAAAAATTCGTTTTCGCCACAGATAAGCCCTACGTTGTCGAAAGCGGGAGCTGTGCATTTATCGCTAAGCACTATACGGGAGTAACAGGCTCAGATTTAAGAAACCCATTAGCGACCGTAACAACCACCGATCACAATGCTCTTGTGATGGCATTCATGACCAAATTCCGAATGGGTAGCATTGGCTATGATATTGAAACGCCAGTCCATACCATCACCTCTGGCGGCGAACAGAAGAGACCGGGCACAGCAAATACTCAAGCATTGGTGACGAGCCACATGGTCAAGTTGCGTGGAACAAACATTGGTCACGGAACCGACGAACCTGTACACACGATTTCTGCCGGCGGTTTTCATCTCGGAGAGGTTCGCGCTTTTCTTCTCAAATACTACGGCACCAGTTTCGGCGAAGATCTTCAAACTCCGATTGGCACCGTCACCACAAAAGACCGATTTGGTCTTGTTACTGTGAGAGGCGAGCAATACCAAATTGTCGACATTGGTATGCGTATGCTTGAGCCGCACGAGTTGTTTGCAGCTCAGGGTTTTCCGACAAACTACCTGATATCTCACGACAGTTCTGGGAAAAAACTATCGAAAGCAAAGCAAGTTGCTCGATGTGGTAACGCTGTATGTCCACCAGTTGCGCAGGCGCTGGTAGAAGCAAACCTGAGTACGGTTTCGAAATTGGAGGTGGCTTAATGGCTAAAGAACGTATTGAACGCGACTTTTATCCGACCCCGTCATGGTGCGTGAAAGCATTGCTGGACTGTATTGAGTTTCGAGAAGGTGATGTTCTATCGGAACCTTGCCGTGGTGATGGAAAAGTGACGAACGAATTGCCTACTGGCCATGTGATTAAGTATGCGGAGCTGGCAGAGGGTATCGACTATCTGAACCCGAAAAAGGATATGTCTGCCGATGTGATTATCACCAATCCTCCATTTAGCTTAGCGCTTGAGTTTATTGCTACGGCCATGACGCGTGATTTGGCGCACGACGGCACTATGTGCTTCTTGTTGCGGCTCTCGATGTTGGGTAGTAAGCAGCGTGCCGATTTTTGGCGCAGTTTCCCTTGGTCGAACTTGTTGATCTTAACACCGCGTCCTTCGTTTGTTCACGGTGGTAGTGATAACTCGGAATATGCATGGGTGTGTTGGGACAACGGTCAGAGAATTAAGCGCCCAACTTTTTGGACGTTGAAGAAAGATGAGGTGGAATCATGTCAGTCAAGGTAATGAGCTATGTGTGGGACATTCCATCATTTAAGGGCTCGGATAAGCTTGTAATGCTTTGCCTTGCCGATCACGCCGATGATCAAGGTATCTGCTGGCCATCGATTGACACCATTTCTCGCAAGAGTGGCGTGTCAGCTACAACGGTTAAATCGACACTTAGAAAGCTAGAAAGCGGCAACTGGATCGCTAAAAAGAACCGGTTTAAAACTGCCGAAACTGGCCGTTTAGTTCGTGCGAATAACCAATATCAACTGAATGTGTACCTGCTCAAAAAGACCGCAGATGAACAGACGGATTTTGAACAGACGAATTTCGACCATTCGAAACTCGAACAGACGAAAGAACCACAGGGGGTAGGTCAGATTTCGACGGGGGGTAGGTCGAATTCCGGCTATAAACCATCATTAGATCCATCAATAGATCCTCCAAGAAGAGATCTTGTTCCGAGCGAGCTCGAAACCGCCAAGCCTGAAGACCCAGTTTTGTTTGAAATTCCGCTTAAGGGAAAAACCAAAACGCATGGAGTCACGCAATCTCAGTTGCTTGAGTTCAAGGAGCTGTATCCGGCAGTGGATGTGGTGCAGCAACTGAGAAACATGATCGGCTGGTGCAAGGCAAATCCGACTCGGCAGAAAACGGCATCGGGCATTCAGCGCTTTATCCATGCTTGGCTGTGCAAGGAGCAAGACAAGGGCTACAGCAAAGCTCAACCCTATTCGCCGGCACCAGACTTTCACAGCGGAGATACGACTTGGGCAAATGGCCTAGAACTTGGAGATGATCATGAAACCTATCGCTAATTTGGTGAGTAATTTCAACCCAGCACAGGCGCAGCCAGCTAAAACGTTTCAAGGTTCAACAAGCTCGATGCAACCGCAAACCGAGCAATCGAATCAAGGTTCGTCTAACTCGGTACCGCCCTCAGCGGTGGCACTGGTGAATGGTTTGTTTGCGGAGCTGCAAGTAATCTTCCCCGCTTGGCGTTTGGCTTTTCCAACACAGGCCGCGCTAGATAACGCAAAGAGAACGTGGACGCTTGCCTTGTTTGAACATGGCATTCACCACGGCGCGCAGATCAAAGCGGGATTGCGCAAGGCTCGTGCTTCTGGCAGCCCACACATGCCAAGTGTTGGTCAGTTCATGACTTGGTGTCGCCCGTCTGCAGAGGATTTGGGTTTGCCTTCGGTTGAACAGGCTTTCTCGATGATCGGCTTGATGCGTTATCAGGACACGCGGCAAAGCGTTCCTGGCGCTGTGCAAGCGGCTTTCAATCAAATCCAGCATTGGGACTTAACGCATCTGACTGAAAAAGAGCTTTTTCCGATTTTTAAATCTCACTATCAAAGGCTCATTGAGAAGGTGTCTCGCGGTGAAGATATTTCGTCTCTGTGCCCGAAGGCGTTACCCACGGCCCAAACCACAACGAAAACACAGGGAGAAAAGGAGCAGGAGAGGCTAAACGGCCTTTCGGTTATCCAGCGTCTTAAGCAGCAGCATTTCAAGCGGGGCGTTAATGGCGAGTGAGAAAGCGTTGATCCAATTGATGTCTTCGCGCCAACGGCTTTGGTCTCCAGCAGAACTTTGTGCGGAGTTAGGTATTCCGGCGTGTGGCTTAGGTCGGTTGATTCAAAAAGCGCGAAAGCGTGGTTCACCGATTCGGTATGAGTACGGCGAACATACGGCATACACCAGCAAGTATTGGGTAAGGGAGGGATGAGCATGTTTCTGGCGATGAATACAGGAAAAGATGAAGTTTGGCTGGGTAAAAAATGGATTGATGCGGGGCGTTTCAAGGCGGTGGCTTCATGATGATTCGAGTGTTACCCGATAGCAAAGCGGTGGATGCGTTGTGCATTTGCTATGAGAAAAAACGAATTTACCGCCATGAAGGGAAGGATTATTACGTGAAGTCTCTGGATGTGAAAGGCTCTGGCCAATCAACCCGTTTGGTCGTGGAACTTGAGCCGGTTTGGAATAGTGAGGTGATGTTTTGAGTGAGTTGGAAGTGTTGCTGTTGAGCCATATCCGAGCAGTGAAATTGGCGACACCTGAAGCGGAGTTCCGTTTTCATAAGACCCGAAGATGGCGATTTGACTTTGCCTACCCAGAGCAGCGTGTAGCGATTGAAGTGGAGGGCGGCACTTGGGCGAATGGTCGTCATACTCGCGGTAAAGGGTATGCGGCGGATTGCGAAAAATACAATGTGGCGGCTCTGGAAGGTTGGAGGGTCCTGCGCTTTACTGGCGACATGATTAAAAGCGGCGATGCAATAACGATGATTGAAGAGGCATTACGTTGAAGACGATTTACATTGCAGGCCCCATGACGGGGCTACCTGAAGATTTCCAGAACACTCTGCCTCTTTTGGTAACGTACCAATGCTAGTGTTGCAGCCGTTCTTACAGCCCGACCTCGGCTTGATGATGTTTAAGCCGGGTAAAACTTTGTTGTCTGAGCTGGCGAAGATGAGCCAAGGCAATCGGCTGGTGGTGATGCCATTACCGGATGAGCTGGTGAATGTGCCCAGCGGTAAATTGAACAGTCCGGTATTTCCGGAGAGTTCGAAAACGTCAGTAGTTGATGGACGGTTGCTCGAGTTCTTTCTCCATCATGAAGTGCAAAAGCGCTTGGGGAGTTTCACTCATTGGCTTGAGCGCATTCCGCACTGCCAGCTCTCAGACGGTGAGTTCTGCGACAAGAACCTTACCTGTTTAGCCTACGAAAAAGGCGCCGTGAGATTGTGTTGGCACCACGACAACACAGAGCGTTTACAACCAAGTGACAAGGGTAAGGCAGTCGCTAAGCGCAATGTTTTGCTTTGGGGCGCGCAAGCCGTTCGTAGGCAACTGCATCTTCCGGTAGGGCATTCAATCTCTCTTCCTGAGGTTTGCTGGTGGAGTGTGGTTAATCAAGTGTACGAGCATTTACCGCAATCGATAGTGGATGAAGCCTTCAAATCACCGCAGAGAAAAATCAGTTACCAGTTACTCAGCCCGAGCAATGAAGATGATCGCTACCAGCCGGATTCGCGCACTTTGTTAGAAAGTCGCCTCAAAGCGGTGCGGTTCGTTGTGGACGCCGAGCCACCAGCCATGTTTATGGCAAGGCCAAAAGAGATCCTTTGGCAAAGTGAAGCTTACTTGAAGTTTGTGCGCTCTTTACCTTGCGTCATTACTGGTAAAACCGAAGGGGTTGTGGCTCACCATTTGATTGGCCACGGAGAAGGAAAGATGGGCAGCAAAACGCATGACCTTTTTACCATGCCCCTCACTGCAGACGAACACCGCCGTTTTCACGATGACCCCAAAGGGTGGGAAGCCCAGCACGGCTCACAACTGTTTTACGTAAAACAGACGATTAAAAGGGCATTGGAGCTGGGGGCGTTATGGTAGGTGTGATTGTTTGTTAGTTGCATTCGTTCAAGAGCTCAAATGATCCAAATGATAAGTAGTATGAATAAAGTGTCATGAAAGGATACGTTCGTCGAATTGCTATGTCTAACATGTAATATCTTGCAGAAAAAAGTATGAGACACACTCCATATGCATGTTAAATAATAATTATCCTAAAATTTTCCGTTATAATTGCCAAAAATATTGAATAGGTTATAGGTTAAAAAGTTATTAGATATCTATAATTATTGGTAGTTTAATCAATGTTGTCTGCGTGAATTTTGTTCTATGGATTAATTAATGGTTATACCAAAAATATTAGTAAGTATTGCAAATTAAATTTTCAATTGTGCCATTGCAATTTTTTGTTTTTCACATTAACTAATCTATATAAATCATTATCTGATATTTAAAAATATCAGCAATAAGTACTTTTTCATGTTTTTGAACCTCCTATGTTATTGATGTGTTGCTTTTTTAATTTTAAATAAGAGGTGCCATATGAGGCTTCTTTCAATTCTTCTTTTGTTTTTTGTACCTATATCATTTGCTGTGGAGACGTTGTCTTTTGCGACCTATAACAGCAAGTTCCTGTCCGCCTGTATGAACAAAGTTAGGATTATCAATTATCAAGCAGTTATAGAAAAACTCGATGATGTCGATGTGGTTGCTCTCCAAGAGGTGAGGGACCGATATGCTTTAGAAAGATTTTTCCCTAAAGATAAGTGGACAGTGAACATTGATGACAACAGCACTGATGATATGAATTTAGCGTTCGCTATAAAAAAGGGTATCAGCTACCGATTGGAGTCTGGCAATGTTGAGAATGCTGATGCTGTTCTAGATTTTGCCTTCGATCACTTAAACAAGAATTTTGTCGATCAAAGGCGTCTTCTCAAGGTTGTTATTACACATCAAAATAAGGACATTCTCGTTCTAAATCATCATGCTAAATCAAGATACAACGGAAGGAGCGTTACAGACGAACAGAGGATTCAGGCCGCTCTTGATATCGTTTCTTACATTTCGACAGTTGGTTTTGAACACGTTGCCCTGTTAGGTGATTTTAACGACACACCTGATGACGCGTCGCTGAACTCTCTGGAAATTGGTATGAAAGCATCAATGGCGGTTGAAAATGACATAGGTACTTTTTAGTGAACGTAACCGAGCCGCTAGTTGCTAATGATGAAGTAAGTTTTGGTCTCAAGAGTTTATCAAAAACATCAACAATAATTGAGCGTGTTGAACCTTCAATTATGGGTAGCAGACAGCAAAACATTGATAACTATGATTCTGATACCGCTGTGACACATGCGATGTACGATCAGATACTAATTTCTCCCAAATTACTTTCGTTATTCCAAGGAAAACAACACACGACAGTTTTCGATTTTACAGATGCTGTGATTGGGAATGATGATACGCGAGCGTCTGACCATGTTCCTGTGATTTTAACGCTTGGCATCATTCAACCGAAGATACCAAATCTCAAAATCAAGGCCTTACTACCAAATCCTGCTGGTACTGATTACGGAAACGAAACCATAACTATAAAAAATGAGGGAGAAGATTTTTCAGGAGATATTATTGTTCAAGATTTATCTCTGAAGAATACTGTATTGAACGTTTCTCTAAATGAAGGGCAGTCAAAAACGTATTTTATTAAAGAAGGAGTGTCACTAAATAACTCAAACGAAGAAATAAAAATATTGGATAGATATGAAAGGTTACTTGATAAAGTTTTTTATTTATCTAGCAAGGAACAAACGGAAATTTATTTTTAGGGAATGTTATGAAGTTTAAAAAAGCGTTATTGGCTAGTTTGTTGGTGACACTAACTTCATCTCCACTCGTATATTCAGCCGAGTTGTGGGATGAATCTAAGGTATATAATTCGGGTGATATAGTGAGATGGAATGATAAAGTTTTCATTTCTTCACACTGGACTAAAGGTACAGAGCCAGTAGACAACCAACTTAGTTGGGATGGTTGGATTACGCTAGACTCTGAGAACATCCCTAGTTGGGCACAAGAATCGGTATACAAAGGTGGCGATGTCGTCGAGTTTAATGCAGGTTATTACATAGCTAAGTGGTGGAATACAAGTTCATTACCTAGTAATTCAGACTCTTGGCAACGTGTTGATCTCAAGTCTATTGTTGTAGACACAACAAAACCAGAACCAAAACCAGAACCAGAACCAGAGCCAGAACCAGAGCCAGAAACTCCTATTATTGGCTTAGACAAAAATGGCGATGGGCTTCGAGATGATTATGCTGAAAAGATAGCTCAAACATATGCAGATCCAGTTGAACTAGCTATCGCAGTGCAATCTGGAAAAGAGTTCGGAAAACTCTTGGAATTCAGCGAAAACAATGTAGAGATAAGTGTTGAGGACGCCAAGTTTATGGCGATTAATGCTATTGGCATTCAGTACTGTATAGACAATTATCAGTACGAAAACCCGAACTATGTAAATCCAATTGACCTTTACTTTGACACTCTTGAAAGAGCGGTAGCCAAGGTATCTGCATCTTCACGGCTGTATAAAGCCCTCCAAGGTAATGAGCCAGATATTACGGAAATTGATTGTATAGCTTTTTTCAAAGGGGTCTCCAAATGAAACAGTTTCTAACAGGTGTTGCACTTCTACTCTCCGCAGTTGGCTCTGTTGAGGCCTCAACATGTGAACAAAATGTCGATAAAGTGAAACTGTTTTATGTAAATGGCATGTTCACTGATTATTTTAAGTTTGGCGCAAACAAGGCCCAACTAATCACCTTTCAGAAAGCACATTTAAAAAATGAGTTTGAGCTGCATCCAATTGTTGATGGCAGCTACAATGATAGTGAAGATCTTATAAAGCAGTTTGCGCAAGTAGCAGCGCAGAAATATGCTGATTCTGGACCTATTGAACGAGAAGCAATTAAGAAACTTATTCGTGGTACAACGAACCTTTTAACCGATCAGGATACTGCTGAATCAAAAGCTCTTTTGCAAAAAATCTTTAATGATTTGGATGGATACAATATCACTAATGATGTTGATTTCTCTACTGCATATCGGAGATTAACCGCAAACTTGGATACATGCTACCGAGTTATTTTGGTTGGCCACTCGCAGGGTAACTTTTATTCAAACGGACTTTTGAGCGAACTTTACAGCAAATATACTCATAAAGATGGCAGTAGCTTGTTTGACTACCCAATGCTTTCTTATATGGGAATTGCGTTGCCTACAAGTGTTGCTGGGGGGCCGATAGGTACAGCTAAGCCAGATCTAATTGGCCATATTACCAATGATAATGATTACATAATGGCTGCAGTTCGCGAGGCAATTGGTGCTATACCTGCAAATTATAACGCCTCGTTTACGTTTGCAGATTGGACGGGGCATGGCCTAACTGAGGCTTACCTTACTCGCCCTGGTCAAGCGTCAGTTATTTCTTCTCATATGAAGCGGATGGTCAAAAACCTTCTTCCACCAGCCTTACATGGACAGCAACAGGTAAGTAGCTCCGCTATTAATGGGATAGGTTACTCGAAAATTAGTGAGATTTTGGACATTGAGTTCTCTGACAATACTGTGTATCGATATGAAGGAGTACCTGAAGGAGTTTGGGAAAGCTTTAAAGCGGCCTCATCTAAAGGTAGATACTTCAATATGAGTATCAAAGATAAATATTCTTTCACCCAGTTGCAATAACGTAGAGTGTAGTGGTCAACCAAAATTGGCCACGGTTTTAGAGTTTTCCCAATACAGTCGTTCAGACTCATTGGGGGTTGCTGGACTAAGAATATATCCTGTGTGAAGTTGAAGGTATAGCTACGGGTTAGGGGGTTTTTGTTGAAACCATGAGATCTAGGCTCAACGTTCGTTGAGCCTAGATCTAAATGCTTATTTTCCGCAGTTACAAACAGGAATAGGGAAAACACCACCTTTCTTCGGATAGATTACTTTTCCGTCTTTAGTGGTTTTTGAACGTCTAAAGATAAGTTCACAAGTGTTGCCGCATTTAGGACAGGTTGTCGAAGTTGCCATGTTGGCCTCCAGATTATAGATTTAGTTCAAGTGGCCCCAATAAATGGGGCAACTTGGTTACTTACCGCAGTTAGTGCAGTGAGGAATAACTAAGCAGCGTTTACCGTTTGTGGGGTAAATTACTTTGCCATTTCGTGTCACTGAACGGACGAAGCTGACCTCACAAGGTTGCTTACACTTAGGGCAATATCCGCTTTTCATAGCGTCACTCTCCATAAGTTTTGAGAGCTCAACCGCACTAACGTGTCTTGCGTTTTAAGGCAAAAAGTCTATAATCTGGGTTGTCAAACAAAGATTCGACTCGGTTACTCTCGGGTTAGAATTATCCCTAGTTTTAGTTTGGTCGCTTAAACTAAGGTGCCTATTAAGCCCTTTCCATTTGGTCGTGGTTTGGGCTTTTTACATATAGAAATCAAAAGAAAGTTGTTCTGTTTGATATCCCATACTTTTCAAAATGACTTCTGCAAAATTGTCAGCTTGCCATTCTGCGTCTTCCTCTTTGCTTGCTGGTTCACTCGAGTAGTGGAGCAAAGGTCTATGTCCAAGGAAAAGGTGTCCCATTTCATGCAACATGACAGCTAAAGCATCCCGTTCGCCAATACAAGCGTTATCATAAATTGATTGGGGAACGCTTATAGTTGCTTTACTGGGGTCACAGTGGCCTTTAGTGACAAAAAACCATTCGCTGTCATCAACTACATTCAGAACAACCCCCAACTTAAAGAGAGTTTCAAATACTTCATCCAGTTTATGTTTGTTTCGCTTATTAAATCCGAACGCCTTTCCTACATTGGTCGCTACGTTACAAATATGACTTAGAGTGACAGGTTGCACCCGGTTCCCTCGCAGTCGGTAAGCTTCTTGCATTCATTACTCTCCATGGTGCTTGTTTATTTCTTCAAGGAAAGCCGCAAACTTCTTCAATTCATCCGGAGTAAATGGAGAATTTGCAAATCCTGCGACAAGCATTTGCTGTTGTTGTGAAAGGCCACTGAGTGAAACGCTTTCGTTAGCTACGTCAGCCAATTGATTTAGGTTGCTAATCGGGTGATCTTTTGATGCAAAAAAGTCCTCAATTTTTTTAACCCAATCCTTAGATATCTTTTTACTACCAGTCTCTAAGCCACTCAGAAAAGCTGCCGACGTATCTAGCTCTTTAGACATGGTTTTTAGTGTGTAACCTATGTCTATACGTGCTTTGCGAACTGTCTTGCCAAATTCTGTAAGTGCCATTTTGTTGCCTCCCGAGCCCTTGGTGTGTGTAAATATGGGGCTACCATAAAAATATAACTCTAACGGTTATTCAATTCAACCAAAAAGGTTAAATAAATTCTAATGTTTGTAAATTATCATTGTCAATGAATTTTGTGATCTTTTATGCATACTGTCTATCTTTACAGGCGACGTGCGGATAGAAAAAGGAGGGATTATCTTTTTTCCAACAACCATTCCTTTATGTCGTCGCCCTCCAGCACGAGAGGCATGCGGTGATGATACTGAGCGAACTCAGGCGTGGGGGCGGTGGTTAAGGTGACTAGTTCGCTCCGATTGTTCAATGCTAACCCCGCCATGTAGAGAACCGGTGAATCGTCTGCTTGAAAGAGAAGCTTTTCTTTTTTGCCATTGACCATTGCCCACTCATACCACCCAGAGCAGGGGACGACGACTCTGGCAGAGTGAAAAGCATCTCGGAATGTAGGTTTAATATGGGCGGTTTCAGCCTGTGCATTAATAAGTAGCGTCTTTGACCAATGTGGTTTAGTACCCCATGGGAGGTTGAGCTGTTGGAGTCCGTTATCTGTTGCAATAACTGTCGATACGATTTGGGTTGGCTTTAAATCTCGGTTGGTGGTGACAGCGAAGCGTATGCCAAGCTGGTCACAAACAATACGACTGAGTGGATCGTCAATTACATTTAGTCTTCCACACATATAACGCTCCTTGTAAATACTTGGGTTGGGTGCTTTTCGCTGGAGATGAAAGTGCTACTCTTGTGGTGAGAACTAAACTAAATCCAATGTTTCACCTTCGCTTGCGGGCCATACCATGAAAGTGGTGTGGCCTTTTTACTTTCGTTGACTGATGTACACGACATTGTCTTTGATGCCGCTTTTCAGCCGATATATTTCATGCTGCACTCTCCCTTGCTCAACTAATATGAAAACACGATCACCAGAGTAGATGCCCACAACGTAGTGTCCCTCTGGGACGATATAACTGATCTCTTTCCCGTTTGGGTCTGTACATAGGGCATGGATAAACATGATTTTTACCCGCTTCAGCCCTGTCGAGTCTTTAGTGCAGATAGAGCCGCCAAAAGGTGCTGCCACATAATGGCCACTTTTTTCCATTACGTAGGCGGTAGCTGAAGGCTCATTGTTTGGCCTGACGTCACAAGCCATCGTCGTCAGGTTTGATTTATTTACGAGGATTGATTGGAACATTCTTAAACTTCCAATATACTGTGATTATATACAGTATATTTGGTTTTTCTGGATAGTCTAGGGAGGATGCTATGGGCTTGGTTACTCACGTAGAACGATGGGGAATGCCTGCAGCGATTGGTATGGCCACTGAAGGCGTTCGCGCTAAGTACAACATTGGCGCTGGTGGCGGAGGCTTTGGAGCAGCTGATCGTGAAATTGGTGCAAAGTTGGATGGAGCGAAGGTGCTGGCGGCGGTTGATCGCATGGAACATTCGGCGCAGCATCTTTCTGATTGGTGCATGTTTGCCTACGCTTCCCCACTTTGGAATGCTTCAGAAAATAAGAAACGCTTTTTACAAACGGTACTGAATGACTGGGCATTGTTCTCTGCTGAGTCTGGAATGGTTATCCAGCAAAAGACATTTGAACGTATGGCGGCCATTATTGCTGTGGTCGCTGGTGGATTTGCTCTTGAGCAGTTGCAAGGCGCGTCGGTGAATCATACCAACGGTGAGTTGGCGTATCAGCCGAAAGTCACGCGCTCTTATTTGATTCATTTGCTGGTGGCGCATGATGTTGAGCAGTTCCACGCGACGATGTTAGAGCGCGATATTTCCCTTGAGCAATTTGAGAACCAGCGCAGACGTTATTATCAAACGCATTGGGATTCATGGGCTAAGCATGTTGAGCAAGTTCGAACGCTGTTGATGAATTACGATAAAGCCGCGCGCACATTATTCAAACAAGAGCTTGCAAAACAAAACGGGTCACATTAATGTATATATATCTAGTATGGATAAGTATACATAGATTTCACAACCGCCAATCTGGCGGTTTTTTTATACCTCAATTTCTCCCTTTCCATCTCAAATAACAGGACACTCCAGCAGGGGGTGGGCATGCGTATGAATGAAAAAGTATCCAGTTCTCTATCCTACTGGTGGAACGGCCTTATCGGTGTGTTCGGCTCTATCTCGACCGATGTGTATATGGTCATTATTGCTTTAGTAGGCATGTTGCTCACGGCTTTTATTAATAACTACTGGCAGAAGAAACGTTTTATTGCGGAGTATGGCGATGAGCAAGCTAAGTAATTCTCTGCTGGCGTTGATTGCTACTGGCGCGAGCGCTCTGCTTATCTCGGCGTCGATGGTGAAGCCACTTGAAGGGATTGAACTCAAACCGTATCGAGATGTGGTAGGGGTGCTGACCGTGTGTTATGGCCATACCGGGCCAGACATTGTTGAAGGGAAAACCTACACGATGGCCGAGTGTGAGCGGCTTTTAGCACAGGACCTTGCGGTGGTGAAGCAGCAGGTAGACCCACTTATCCGAATCGCAATTCCAGAAGCGACACGCGCGGCCTTGTACTCGTTCACTTACAACGTTGGTGTGGGCGCGTTTGCCCGTTCTACCTTACTTCGAAAACTGAACAGTGGGGATATTGCTTTGGCGTGTGATGAGCTCCACCGCTGGGTTTATGCCGGGGGCAGAAAGTGGAAAGGCTTAATAACACGACGTGAGGTTGAGGAAGCGGTATGCAATCTACATCTGCACTAAAGCTGGCCTCGGTTGTGGTTACCCTCGCCGCGCTGGCGTCTGTCTCTGGGCTTTATGCAATTGAGAAAGAGAGACGGGTTAGCGCCGAACTTCAGCGTGACCAAGTGACCATAGAGCGAGATGGATTGATTGCGTTGAATGAGGCGCAGCAAGCCAAGATCCAATCGTTCAGTGAACTGAGTATCAAACACAGCAAGGAGATGGCCGATGCACAGAAAGAAATGGATGCTCTTCGCGATGATCTGCGTGTCGGTCCTAAGCGGGTGTACGTCAAGGCAGATTGTCCAGCAGCAGTGCCCAGCACCGATACCACCAGAGGCGTGGGCGATGCAGCCACCGCACGACTTAGTGAAAGAGCTGAACAAGATTATCTACGTCTCCGACAAATGATTACCGATAATATGCGAAAAATCAGATATTTACAGGGATACATTGCGACGCAGTGCCAGCCTGTAGAGCATGGGTCCTTTCGGGCACCCTGAGCTTCCACGGGGGTGCAGCCTCGCAGAAAGTCGCTCGCTAAAATTTTTTTTCAAAATTGGGGTTTCCGGTTTCCGGTTAAAAAACATGAATGAGTCAGCTATTCAATCCAGACAAAAAGTTCACGCAGTCGGATATAGCGGAACTCCTTGGCATATCCGACAGACAGGTGCGAAACCTTATCCAGCAAGGGATCTTACCCGCAGCTAAAGGTCGTGGAGGCATGGATCCTCTGGTCTGTAATCATGCCTATAACGCATACCTGAGGCAGTCAAAAGGTGCCGATCAAAAAGCGGAAACCGACAAGAAAAATGATCCAAGAAACTACGAGCAGCGCAAAAAAGAGCTCGAACTCGACAAGTTGGATGAAACCGTCGCCATGATGCGCGCTAAGCGCCTGACCTTTGAAAAGTTCTACGCACCTGTTGAAATTATTCCCGATGTCATTGGCCAAGTGGCGTCGCAAGTCCGGTCCCGCCTAGATAGTTTGATTCCCAAGATGAAAAAGTCTTGGCTAGACATGCCGCCTGAAGCGGTCTCTGTTCTGGAGGAAGAAATTATCGCGGTTTGTAATGAGTGTTCCGATGTCCAACCCGATCTCTCCGATTACATTGACAGCGATCCGGAAATCGGTTCGTCGTGGTTTAACAGTCTTGAAGAAGACGCCACCGATTAGTGGCGCAGAGTGGGCTAACAAACATTACCGCTTAGCCTCAGGTTCCTCGCAAGAGGAGGGCGCTTGGGTCACATTACCTTTCCAAGTCGCTATCTTAAACATGATGTGCAATCGCTCGATTCGGCGATTAGCTTTCCAGAAATCTGCGCGTATTGGTTGGTCAAAAATGATGATCGCGGCAGTCACTTGTCTGTTGCATCAATACAAAGCCAATACCGTGATCTATCAACCCACCGATGATGATGCAAAAAACTTCTGCATCGACGAAATCGATGGTGCTTGGACAGACATGCCGATTATTCGGCAAATCTTTCCTTATCTTTTTGCCAAAGATCAGAACAACACCACCAAAAAGAAAGTAGGTCTGGGGTGGATACTCGACATTCTTGGCGCTGCAACACCCAAGAACATGCGCCGTATAACCAAAACTGCCCTGTTTGGGGATGAAGTTGATGGCTGGGATTGGGAACTCGGAAAAGAAGGGGACCCGATCTCCCTAGCGCGAACCCGACTCGAAGGTGCCGCATTTCCTATGGAGCGCTGGGGGACAACCCCGACCAATCGTGGTGAATCGCATATCGAGCGATTGATGTTGGAAATGAACATCACCTTTCGATTCTATCTGCCATGCCCCTACTGCGACTATGAGCAGGTGCTGGAGTGGGGCAGTAAAGATGCCCCATATGGAATGAAATGGGACAACACGCGCCATAACATCGAAGAGAAAGCGCGAACCGCACACTACCAATGCTGCAACTGCCACCAAGCGATTTACTACCCGCAGTTGAAAGCTATGGAATTAAAAGGGCGCTGGAAAGCGGAAGACCTCACGTGGACGCAAGATGGCGAACACTTTTTTGACAGTGAGGACAATCCGGTTCCGGTGCCGGTGAGCGTCGGTATTCATTGTTGGGCGGCTTACAACACCACTATGACAGACGGTTGGGTCGGTTTAGTTCGGGAATATCTCACCAGATACAAAGACCCCGCCAAGCTAAAAACTTTTGTTAACGTCTTTCTCGGCGAGCTTTGGGAAGGGGAGAACGGCGACAAGCTGGACTGGGAAGAGCTCAAGTCGCGTCGGGAAATCTGGTGGGCTGGCGACAGATCAAGTAATCCGGTCCCAGACCGAGCTGTGGTACTCACCGGAGGCATTGATACCCAAGATGACCGGATAGAAATGTTCGTCTGGGCTTGGGGTGCGGGTGAAGAATGCTGGCTTATCGACCACATTGTGCTACTGGGCGATCTCTCCAGCCAAGTGCTGAAAGACGCCGCCACACGCAAGCTGCACAACACCTACAAAAAAAGCAACGGCATCGAGATGGATGTGCGTCTCTGGTGCTGGGATGCGATGGGCCACAAGACCGACGACGTTTACGAAATGAGCCGCCGAAATGGCGTCATGTGGGTGATCCCGATTCAGGGTGAAAACCAATATGGCAAACCTATTCAAAATTTTCCGCGCAAGAAAAACGCCAAGAAAGTCTATCTCACGCGGCTTGGTACCGATGGCATTAAGCAGCGCCTTTACAGTCGCCTTTGTTTAGCGCCGAAAGGCTCTGAGCCCGTTCCCGGTTGTGTCCACTTTCCATTGGATGAAGAGCTGGCCAGCGACGAGTTTTTCAAGCAGCTCTGCTCGGCCAATAAAAAGCTGGAGCACGACCGCAATGGCCGCACGGTATGGCGATGGATAAAGCAGTATCACGCCTTTGATGAAGCGCTCGACGGCTGGAACTACGCCTATGCGGCACTCAACATTCTCGTGCAAAAGTTTGGTTACGTTCTGGACGAACCGGAACCCGTTCAAGTGAGCAAGAAAACCAGCAGCATTGCTGAGCTTGCCGCACGTCTAAAAGGTGGATGATGACATTAGAAGAAAGGCTAAAAGAAGCGGAAAACGCTTATCACAAGCTGCAAACAGGAAGCCTAGCCGTATCGATTCAAAAAGGGGATCGCCGGGTGGATTACAGCCGAGCAAACATTCATGAGCTGCGCGCTTACATTGACGATCTTAAAGCACAGCTTGGTTTGTCGAATGTCCGTCGTCGCGGACCAGCAAGAGTAGGATTTTAATGAAACAGACCGGACTTCTGGCCGCAGACGGTCAGACACCCCTAAGAGAAGCGGTGTTCAGAGCGGGCGGTGTGGGGTTTGGTGGCCAGCTCAAAGGGTGGAATCCTCCCGCCCGTTCCACCGATGCCGCGCTGCTTCCCGTGATGAAGCAAGCCAATGCACGAACCGATGATGTCGTACGTAACAACGGCATTGCGGCCAATGGCATTCAGCTTCACAAAGATCACATCATCGGCTCTGAGTTTCGTTTGAGCTACAAGCCAAACTGGCGCTTACTCGGCATTGAGCCCGACAAAGGGTTTGTGCAAGAAGTGGAAGCCATCTTTCGTGACATCGCCGAAGACCCAAGCTGTTTTATCGACGCCGAACGCCGCCGCACTTTCACCATGATGATGCGTGAGTCGGTAGAAACGCATGCCATGACGGGCGACATCATGGCCAAACCGGAATGGATTAATGATCGCCATTCACCGTTTGCCACCGCCATTCGCATGGTGTCGCCGCGTAAAGTCACCAACCCCAATCACGGACGTGACCGACCAGAATGTCGGGCAGGCGTACAAGTCAATCGACACAACGCGCCGATTGCCTACTACGTCGAAGAAGGGGCCGACAACTTTGGCATGGCGAAGACATGGCGACGCATTGAGAAAGTCACCTCCTCGGGACGAATGGGATTTATCCATATCTTTGAGCCCAACGAAGGTGGCCAAACGCGGGGTGTGAATCGGTTTTTGTCCAGCTTAGAGCAGCTCAAAATGCTCGATACGCTGCAAAACACCACCTTGCAACGGGCCGTTGTAAACGCCATGTACGCCGCCAGTATTGAGTCTGAGCTCGGTACAGACCAAGCCATGCAGTATTTGTGGGGCGCAGAGACTCAAGATGGCGTCATAGAGCGCATGCTGATGGCCTATGGCGATTACTACGCGAGCAACGAAATCAAGTTCAATGGCGTGAAACTGCCGCATTTGATGCCCGGCGACAAAATCAACTTGCACAACGCAGGCAACGCCGACAACGGCTTTTCGGCCTTAGAGCAGTCGATATTGCGCTACATCGCCGCAGGAACAGGCGTCGATTACGCTCAGCTATCGCGCAACTACTCGCAGATGTCTTACAGCACCATTCGCGCCGCGCACAACGATTCGTGGCGCTACTTTATGGGGCGACGAAAAATCATCGCTAACCGATTCGCCAGTCAGATCTTTACGCTGATTTTCGAAGAAATGCTGCTGCGCGGTTACATCACCTTGCCTCGCAACGCGCGCTATAGCTTTTGGGAACGTCGCCATGCTTGGACCAAATCCGATTGGATTGGCTCAGGTCGCTTGGCCATCGACGGTTTGAAAGAAGTGAAAGAAGCCTTGCTGCGTATTGATGGCGGGTTATCAACCTACGAGAAAGAGCTGGCGCTGCTGGGTGAAGATTATCAAGAAATCTTTGAACAGCAGGTTGCAGAGATGGAAGAGCGCAAAGCCAGAGGCCTGCCGCCGCCAAGCTGGATGAAGCTGCAAGCGCTGGCACCGGATAATCCTAACGAGGGATCTAATGAATAACACATCCCACCTAAACCTTATCACTGCCGCTTTTAACCGTCCGTTGGCACTGGAAGCCGGGTATGCACGTACGTTCTTCTCGGCCCTAAGTCAGCGCCTTGGCAATGTTCAGCAGCTTGTCGATATCGAAGGCAATGTGCTTCGCGCCGCTGATATGAAAAAAGAAGCCTCGTCGTTTTCGCCACGTCGTTCGACTGAGCGCAGCTATCAAGTGGTCAATGGCATTGCCGTGATCCCGATTGACGGTTCGCTGGTTCACAAATACGGCTACATCAAACCGTATTCAGGGATGACAGGTTACGACGGCATTATGTATCGGCTACGCGAAGCACTGGCTGACCCAGAAGTCAAAGCGGTCATGCTCGATATGAATACACCAGGTGGTATGGTGGCCGGATGCTTTGATTTGGCCGACAAGATTGCCGAATACCGAAAAATCAAACCGATTTGGTCACTCGGCTACGACATGCACTGCAGTGCCGGGCAAATGATCGCCAGCGCCTGCTCGCGTCGCCTCATCACTCAAACCGGAGTGGCGGGGTCGGTGGGCGTGATCATGGCGCACACCAACATCGAGAAAATGCTCGATCAACAGGGGGTCGAAATCACCCTCATCACCGCAGGCAGCCACAAAGCCGATGGCAACCCTTACCAAGCATTGCCAAAAGACGTGCGCGAAAAGTGGCAAAAAGAGCTTGAGAGTAATCGCCAAATGTTCGCCAGCAAAGCCGCCACGTATATGGGCGTCGATATCAAAAAAGTATTAGCCACTGAAGCCGAGACTTACGAAGGTCAGGCCGCGGTGGATATTGGCTTCGCTAATGAAGTCGTCAACGGCTTGGATGCGGTACAGATTATGTCTGACCACTTCAAGCGCCAATCAACCACCGTCGATATGGGAGCCGTTATGTCGGTCGAAGATCCAACACAAGCAAACGCAGCGCAAACCACCCCAGCGGCTGCTCAATCCACTACCACCACGGCAGAAGCGCCAACCACGGAAGGGACCGTGACTGCGCCATCGGCCGCTCTGGCTGCTGCGCCAGAGCCTACCGTGCCGAGCGTAGACGCAGCGCAAGCGGAACGTAATCGTTGTATGGGCATTCTGGCCTTGCCAGAAGCAAAAGGTCGCGAAGAGCTCGCGATGAAACTGGCCAGTGACACCAGCCTCTCGGTAGAAGAAGCAAAGGGAATTTTGGCGGCAGCGGGTAAAACCACCCAAGATGCCAATGCCGCCGCACTGGCCGCACTGGGTGCGGAACATGGCGAAATGCTCGGCCAAGACGTGAGCACAGGCTCGGCCTCAGAAGAGCAGAAAAACATCAGCCGCTTGGCTTCATCTTTTTCTCGTATTGATTAAGGAATAGGAATGGACGTTACAGAATACACCCCAGACGAGTACCTGCTCAGCGCCCCGGTGACGATTCGCGGCACCATCAAAGCAGGCAGCGCGTTTCCCAAGCTCACCCCATTGATGGCCGATGCCACCGATGCCGCCACGCTGGTGGAGTGGGACGGCACACCGGGCAAAGCCGTGGCGATGGCCGCGCGTGAAGTGACAGACACAGGCGCCGACCAAACCGCCGTGATCTACGTACAAGGCGGTTTTCGCATGAGCTTTGTTAACTGGCCAGATGCGGTCAACACCGACAAAGCCAAACGGGCCGCGTTTATCGGTAGCCCAATTTACGTAGACGACGAAGCCTAATCGTCGTCTTTTTTAAAGTTTCAGTAGAGAGACCCTCATGGCAGACAATTTCACCACACGCGAATTGCTTGGCGCTATTCAGGAAGCCGGTATTCGTCGTGATAACTTTTTCCAGCGCATCTTTTTCCGTGAAAGCTACACCTTCAGCACGGAAAAAGTCGATCTGGATATGATCCCAAACAAAACCAAGATTGCGGCGTATTGCTCGCCGATGATTGGTGCAGCGATTGACCGCAACCAAGGCTTCAAAACCTCCTCTTTCCAGCCTGCTTACGTCAAATCTAAGCACGCGGTGACGGCAAACCAAGCGGTGAAACGTCGTCCCGGAGAGAAACAAACAGGGGAAATGAGCGCGGGTGATCGCCTTAACGCGATTGTGATGCAAAACCTCGACATGGAAGAGCAAGCAATTCGTGACCGTGAAGAGCTGATGTGCGCAGAGATGGTGTACGACGGCAAAACCATCATCGAAAGCGATTTCATCGAGAAGCCGTATGAAATCGACGCAGGTCGCCGCGCAAGCAACAACATCGCCCTGATTGGTGCGGCAATGTGGATCAACTGCGACCGCGATATCTACGATATCGAAGCCGACATTGAGCGCTGGGCGCAAGAGTCGGACGGTTTGACCAACTTGCTGATCACAGACCCGAAAACGTGGGCGCTGATGCGTCAGTTCAAAAAGTTCAACGAGAAGCTGGAAACCCGTCGTGGCTCTAACTCAGTGCTGGAAACGGCACTGAAAGACTTGGGTAAAACCGTCAGCATCAAAGGTCAGCTCGGTGATGTGACGATTGTTGTCGTCAATGAAGAGTACACCGACCGAAGCGGCAACACGCAGAAAGTGCAGCGTGATTACCACCTTATTCTTGCCAATGCCAACATTCGCGGCGCGCGTTTGTACGGCCAAATCCAAGATTTGGCGGCGCAAAAAGAAGGGGTGGACGAAGCCGAGCGCTACGTCAAAGACTGGACCGAAGGCGGCGACCCGGAAATTCGCTACACCAAAACCGAGTCTGCGCCGTGCATGTACCTCATCGACGTGAACCACGTTGTGGTAGTCAAAGTCGCTGAATAACCGCTAGGGATTCAACGTTCATTCATTCAATGGGGCCATGGCCCCATTTTTTATTGAGAAACGATCATGACGAACAAAGAAATGCTGCAAAAGCAGATAGACGCGCTTTGCAATGAGCTGGGGATTAACGAGCCTCAGTACACCGAAAAAACCACAGAAAAGCAGCTCAACGCCATCATTGATGAACTGGAAGCCAAGCTGCCAGAAGAAGGTGATGAAGATGATGAAAACGACGGCATCGACTCGTCAACTGGGCACAGCCTTGACGCGTCTTCCGGTGAAGAAACAACCGAAGGGGGCACGCCAACGGATAAAGCACCTTCTGAAAAAGACGTGCTGGTCATGGCAGGTAATCTTCCTGAAGACGCCGAGTTAAGCGACGGTGCAGACGTTGAAGCGATCAGCGACGAACAGGGCGATGTCTTGGTCTTTGGCCTAAAGACGTTTGAATGTGTTTCCCATGGTGCTCGCGTTACCGTCAAGCAGGGCGACGAAGCGTACTTAGAAGAAAAAGCCGCACTCGATGCCATTGAGGCCAACGTCGCTGCCTTTCGTGCCGTAATGAAGAGCTGACTATGTTTGATAACGAGTTCGACCGGGCCATGGCGCAAGTTGATGAAACGGTGTGGTCCGCGTTTGGCGTCACCGTGCGGATCAACGGCGGCGACGAGGTTATAGCCATCTATGACGAAGGGCTCAACGAGTTTGATGCGATGGCCGGGAATGTAAGCAAACTGTCATTTCGTGTCGGCGATGGGGTGAAACCCAGAAAAGGGGACAAAATCCTGTTTGTCAGCTCAGGCCGAGAACTCACGGTGACCAGTGGCCCTTATCGAGACAGCGGAAACCTTGTGGTGATCTTATGAATTTAGACCGAGATTTAGTACGGGCGGTTAAGAACCTCTCCGCCTTGCAAGAAAGTGCAGTACCGAAAGCCAGCGCGATGGCGATTAACCGCATCGCCACCCGTGCCATCTCTCGGTCTGTCAAAGACACCGCGCAAGCAGTACGGATCAAGCAGAAAGTGATCCGTCCTCGGGCGAGTGTATACAAAGCCTCTGCCAAGCGCCCGGTCGCGTATGTACGGGTGAGGCGCTACGACGTTCCCGCTATCTCCATTGATACCGCCAGAACGCAAATTCGCCAGAAAAAAGGCAAATACATGGTGAGCAAAGCGGTTCGCGGTAAAAACGGACGATTTCAAAAGCGAGAGCTTGCTGGCAACACTGCGATTGTTGTCGGTCGGCACAAGTTTGAAAACGCGTTTTTGCAAAAGCTGCAGAATGGCCGTTGGCACATTATGCAGCGCACCAGCGACGCTCGTTATCCCATCAAAGTGTGCAAAGTACCGATTGTGCGTGAAATCACTCACGCATTTGAAAAACACAGCCAATCATTGATGAAAACAGACATGCCGAAAGAGCTGGTCAGCGCTATGAAGCAGCAGGTGAGGCTAGTTGTTCGCAGAGAGGTAGGACGTGGAAATTAACAACCGCATTCGACAGCAAGTTATCAGCGACTTAACCGTCGGCATGGTAACAGACTCCGGCGACCCTATGGTCGCCGCTTTTTTTAATGGCTCCCCAAGTTTCATTCAAGTGCCCGAAATAGACGAGGATGGCGACATTCCTGCCGTTGCTGTGGCCATTTCCGAAGGGCAAAGCACGGAAGAATATCTCGACGAAATCACTTGGCAGGCCGTCATGACGGTTCGCGTGTATCTCGTCGCTGATAACGAAACGGACCCTGAGCTGGATGCGCTCGGAGAGAAAATCCTCTCAGTGATTGGCACGCATTACGACGCCAATGGCTTATTGAGTCTTTGCAACCGCCGAGGGTTTGATTATGGCCGCGACGATGAGCAGCCATGGGGAACGCTCGACTTACTGTTTACCATTGAATACACCGAAGAGGTTTAAACATGACCACAACCACCCCAACCAAAGGCGCAGGAACCACCTTCTGGCGCTTGAAAGACTCCGCCACCATTGAAGGCGTCGCTGACTATCTTGGCGATGAAAAATGGGATCGACTTGCAGGCGTGAAAGAGCTGCAGCCTGGCGAAATCACAGTAGAAGATGAAGAAGACAACTATCTAGACGATCCCGATGCGGATTGGTCTAAGACGTCTCCGGGTCAAAAATCAGCGGGAGAAGCCACACTCACATTGGTATGGAAGCCGGGTGAAGCTGGTCAGCAAAAGTTAGTTGATGATGTAGAAAAAGATGTGGTGACTCATTACCGCACTAAGTACCCGAATGGCACAGTGGATGTGAATCTTGGTTATATCAACTCACTAGGTAAAGCAGTAACTATCAAAGAAAAGATTACTCGTACCATCAAAATCAAAAACGTTGGTAAACCTAAGACAGCGGAAGAGTTGATCGCAGAAGCGGCAGCGGGAGCACAAGCATAATGAAAACTTTCCTGAAAACACAAGAGGTTAATTTGGATGGTGAGGTAATTGTCATTACTCAGCTGTCTGGGCTTGATCGCTTTGATTTCCTTGATTACTGCACAGATTTGCCTAAGCCAGAGCAACCAGTAAATCCGGGTGAAAATTCTACTGCTCAGGAGAAAGAAAAGTATCTTGATGAGATGTCAAAAAACATCAAGCAGTGGCAGCGTATTAATTTCATGGGACAGTCTCGTTTGGTGGCGTATGGATACAAAGAGCCAGGTGATGACTTGGAAGATCGTCACAGACAAATTATGGGTTTTATGACACCAGACCAAGTTAAGTTTCTGCATGATGAAATTGCTAAGTTCTCCGGCATTCCTCTGCCAGAGCCTGTCGAAGATGCTGATGAGCCTAACAGCGAGTCTGAAGAAACACAGGAACCTGTAGACCCAAAAGTCTAATTCGGGCTGAAAGGGAATTTGCACAAGACCTTGCTAGAGAGTTTAAGATCTTGTGCTGGCGAACAGCGTTAGCATCCATTAGTGGTGAGCAAGTTCTTGAGTGGCAGGAACATTTTGCTAAACATGGGTTTACTCACCATATGGATAATTGGCGATTTGCAGTCACTTGTGCAGCTAACTGGAATGTGACGGCCATGAGCGCCGGGATCAAACTTGAATCACCAATCTCTTACCGTGATTTTCTGCCAAACCAAGAGCCTGAAGAACCCCGAGAATACACTGATGAAGAGTTGATGGCCATGGGCGCATCAGCCGGAGGTATGCGTTTTGAGTGCCCAAATAGCTGATTTTAATCTGAGATTTAACGCCGACACGGTCAGTTTTCAGAAAGACGTTGATTACGCTAAAAAGATGCTGCGCGGTTACACCAAAGAAGCGCGCGCGGCCAACGATGGCACTGGAGAGCTAGAGCGAAAACTTAACGTTGCTGGAGCAGGTTTCAAAAAGTTTGGAACCACATCACTTCAAATTGCAGGGATGATAACAGCTAGTTTTGGCGCGGCGGCCACCGCAGCAGCCTATCTCGTTCGTCAAAACGCCCAGCAAGCCCGTGAAATTGAGCGCATGGCGACTGTCGCTCAAGTGTCAGTTGAACGCATTCAAGCACTGGCTTACGCCTCAGAGCAATACAGCATTTCGGGCGAGAAGATGTCCGATATTCTCAAGGACGTGAATGACAAGCTTGGTGATTATGCGGCCACTGGCGGTGGGGAGTTCAAAGACTTCTTTGAGCAAGTGGCTCCCAAAGTTGGCTTGACGGTTGAGAAACTACAGCAAATGGCTGGTCCTGAAGCCTTAGTGGCAGTAAAAGACGCAATGGATCAGGCTAATATCCCAATGAAGCAGCAGATTTTTTATCTGGAGTCGATTGCGAATGATGCTTCAGCATTAATGCCACTGCTTGAAAATAAGGGAGTAAAGCTCTATGAGCTGACGCAGCGTTATCAAGACTTGAATGTCGCCATGTCTGAATACGACATTGAGAAATTCAAGCAGATGGATCAAAAGCTTGAAGATGTCAGCCTAAAACTCCAGAAATCATTTGCAAATGCGGTTTTGGGTTCAAGCAAGCAGATAGATTGGCTCACTGATAAGATTGTTGATACTCTTGATTATTTGGGTGCTTATTTCGATAGCATGAACGACGAGCCCAGTACCCAAAACGGAATACGTAAAAAACTCGATGATCTTCGTGGTGATGCAAGAACAGTTAAGATCGAGCTTGAAAGAGCAGAGAATGCGCTTGAAGGATTAAAGAAAACCCAGAAAAAAGCAGAAGATGACTTAGAAATGCGGGCTCACCTAGCCAATGCAAGGTTTGGGGAAAAAGTCGATGCAGCACAAGCCAAAGTCACAAAGCTAAAGCAAGAATACGAAGCTCTCAGCCTGGCGGTAGACAAATATCAGCGCCAATATGATGACCAAAAGGACAAGAACAAGCCAAGTTTTAGTAAACCGCAGCCGGGGCTTGTTGTCCCGGATTCAAGTAGCACAGACACCGACAGCAAAGAGTTAGAACGCCAACAGGCGGCTGGTGCTGCGCGTCTGTCCAGTCTTGATATGCAATACGCCAATGAGCGCGAAAAACTGCAGTTGGCTCATCAGCAGCGTTTAGCGGACATTGAAGCGTTGCAAGTCTTCGAAAAAGAGTTGAAGCAGCGAGGCTATGAAACGCTGGATGCGCTAAAAGCGGACTACGCCTCACGTGAAAAAGGCTTCTATCAAGCCGAATTGCAAGAGCGTCAGCGAAATCAAGACGACGCCATTCAGCGCGAAATCGATGCCTTTGCCCGTAAAGAGGAAGAGAAAACACGCCTTGCGGCGCAAGAGGCCAAGCAGCGTGCCTACATGGAAGAGCGCTTGATGCAAGAGCGCATTCGCGGTGTGAGCAATTTCATGGGGCAGATTTCCCAACTGCAAAACAGTGAAAACAAGAACGCTGCGCGCATTGGTAAAACCGCCGCTCGCTTTCAAATCATGCTCAATGCCTACGAATCGGCAACCTCGGCGTATAAATCTCTGGTCGGTATTCCTTACGTTGGCCCCGGACTGGCTGCCGCAGCCGCAGGTACCGCAATGGGATTTGGTATTTCCATGGCCAGCAAAGTCGATTCACTTTCGAACATGGCACACAACGGGATCACCGAAGTTCCCATTATGGGCGGCAAGCGAGAATCCAACTGGACACTATTAGCCGGTGAACGGGTTTACACCAATGAGTCTGCGAATCGGATAGACCAAATGTTTAACGCTATTATGTTGATGCAAAGTCGCGAGTTTGCTTTCAACGATCCCATTTCTCAAACCAGTAAAGACTCTTCACGTATGGCCCCTCGGACGATGGTTAATATCTACGGCGCGCCCGAAGGCGCTCGGACGGAAGAGAAAACTGGCGAGAACGGGGAAGAAATTATCAACGTTTTCTTGGCTGATATCGATACCGACGGGCAAATGTCGCAAGCCATGACCCGAACGTTTGGCCTAGCTCGGCAGGGGGTATAAATGGTGGCCATGATGTATCCCAGCTATTTGCCTCATCCGCACTTTGACCCATCCGGTATTAAGCAGCAATCCAATCGTATCCGCAGTGAAATGGCCTCTGGTCGAACTCGCCAGCGTCGTCGCTTCTTGGTTGTTCCTGCCGAGCAGACACTGCAGTGGCGGTTGGAGCCAAACCAAGCGGCGGCGTTTTTAGGGTGGGTAGAGCATGCGTTGATGGGGGGCATAGGCTGGTTTAGGTTGAATCAACGCACTGAGCTGGGTGTTGTCCCGATAGACATCCGCATGATTCAGCACCCACTAGAAAACGCCAAGCAGAAAGCAGGGCGTTTTTTTTATGCCGTTAAATGTGAAATTCGCCAGTACCCAATTCAGAGCGAAGAGATCACGGTTGGACAAATCCTCGCACCATACACCTTGGATGAATTTGTATCCGGTACTGATATGGGGCGCTATTACACAGAGAGCTGGAAATGATGGAAAGCAGCAATAACTTTTTTCAGCTAGTTGCTGATCTAAAAAATAACATCGACCTGTTAAACCAGATCCTCAAAGGAGGACAAACAGAAACAGTTATCGTTGATGGTGAGGTTAAGCCTGTTATTTCAAAGGCCATCAACGATGCTTTTTCTGCGATTAATGCGCAGGTGACAGGGCGACTCGCTTACCAAACACAAGCTGATTTAATTGCAGCCGGCTCTCCTCCGTCTGGTACTTCTCTGGCTGAAGTCTGGAAAGATGGTTTGAATAACGGTCTGTATGGTTGGACGGGTTCGGCATGGGTTCGTTCTGATTATGATTTGTATCAGACCGTGTCCCGCTTGCGTGATAGCCAGGCGAATATGTGGTACCACGATTTAGGCCCTACGATTAACGAGTATGAGGTTAATCGTGAAGCCATTGTTCGAGCCATTAAAGACGTAAAAGCGAATAATCTGGTAAACCCTAATCAGGCTCATTATTTGTGGATTCTTGCGAGCAATGATGGTTTTTATAATGACCGTTTTAACATTCGAGATGAGTCAAACACTATTTATCGCCTGAGCCCTGAAGTTCGCCCTCAAGGTTGGGAGAACGGGCCTGTTTGGATTCGTCTAGATACCACGGTAAGTTTTAATCAATTTATTGATGTGCTGATTGATTACCGAGAACTACCGAATGGTTTGCTTTGGAATGGTGGTCCTGCTGCGTTTGGTTTTTCGAATGCGTGGTTGAACTACAGTATTGAAACGCAGGATACCAACAACAAGTTGGATCTGATGCGTGGCTGTCTTGAACCGAACCTCTCAGTTTATAAGCCAACGGAAAGCTATGACAGAAAGTGGATGAAGCACTTTATTTGTCATGCATTTTCATTGCAGCAAGTAAAGCATCGCTATCGACTGGTGACGTTTACTGTTGACGACACTACGTGGGGCAACAAGATGGTCATTAAAAATGATAGTGATGAGGCGTATGAAACACTATCAGGCCGAGACCCTATTCCGGCAGGGAGATACTATCAGTACGAGTGCCATGGACCAGGTGGTGTTATTCGTGTATTGGTCGATACGGATGCTATCCGTGCAGAGTCAAATCTGCCAACGGTTTTGTTTAACACAAATAAACAGCGCCTTTACCTTTCAGCAAATGAAGGTCTAGCCGATCTTTCTCGTTCGCTCTGGTTGGCGAACGATTTCCCAATGGTCAACACTATCACATCTAGCCTGAATCAGTCGGCATACACCGAAGTGGCCAAGAGCATTATGTCTGCCAATATTGTGGTATCAGAGCCTGGTTTAACCGTCGATAAGCTGCGTATTCAGGTGTTTACCAAGAGCCCGTCAGACCACGGCGATAGTATTTGGATTTCTGATGATAAAAAGACCATTGGAACATGGTATGGCGTTGCAGAAACGAATGAGGTCACTGACCTAACCATTAACGGCACTTGGAATGGTCGGCCAGCTGTCATCAATATGGCGGTGGACTTTTCAAGCATAAGTACCAGTGGCACTTTGATTAATGGGCTTCCTGGTGTTGCACCTATCCATTTGCGCAGCAATAACGTGGGGGAATCGGCTGCTGAGCGAAGAGTAAAAGATCATGAAAAGGAATTTCATTTGACTAAGTGGCTTGCAACCTCAGCCATTGAACATCCTAATTGGGATTCTTTTGCTGCTTTAACCTCGAGTTACATCAAGGGATTTTACCTAACCGGGACTCAGGAAGGCGTGATTTACGGTATTGGTATCATCACCAAAAACTCTACCACTTACGGAACTAAGATTGACATCTTCAATGATGAGCGCCGAATTGTAGCCTCTGGTCGTGTCGATGCGCCTAACGAAAATGGCGAGACCATTTTTGAATTGAAACCTGTAGGTAGTACCGTGAGCGGTAAGCTATGGGTGGATATGACCCAGATGTCTGATGGAACGGTTGAAAATACCAATAACCCACGTTTCCTGCTTAACCCCGCTTATGTGGAAGTTAGAGCTATCCCAGATATGATCCCTGATGTTGAGATGGCCACCAAACAGTTTACGGTGAGAAACGCTATTCGCTTAGCTTGTATGGGAAGCTCTATTACTTGGGGATCGGGTTATGTAGGTCAAAGCTCTTATGTGGGAGCGGTTGAGGATTACCTGCGTAATGAGGTTGCAAGTACCATCTTGGGAGAGCAGCTTGGTTATGCGGTCCGTTTATCTGAGCCGATGCAGTATAAGGGTTCTGTTGCTTACCTTGAGGGTAAGGACACCACTACCGAGTTCACCCTACAAGGGGATGAGGTAAGCCTTGCCCTGTGTAAAGAGCGAGGTAATGAGCATGCAGCGATTGTTGAGCTTTGGGTTAACGATAAGCTATGTGAGCGATTCTCAACTTATAACGATGAGCCTTTTGCGGAAGGGGTAGTTAAGTCTTGGATGGCTGACGGTTCAACTCGTTCTTGGGATCTAGGTGTGCCATTTACGTTTAATCACCAAGTTAAGCGAAACGGTCAGGTATTAAAGGGAGGTATTAACAGCGGTGGATATAGTAGTAGTTGGCCAGACGGTTGGGAATACATGGTTTTGCGTCGCACGAAAGAGTCAGGTGCAGAGCATGAGATTACCCATTGGTTAGCTTTAAAATCAACACCATCTAAGGATGAGTTGATTGAATGCACGTTTGATCATGGTGAGACCATAAAGCCTATGTGTTCTACCGTTGGCAATCTTGGTAAAGGTATTGGAAGTGGTATTGAGTCAACGTATGGTGATGGCAATATTGCGTATGATCCTGCAAACCCTTTTGGCATGTCTTCGGGTTTAGATTTCCGCTATACGGATGACCGAGCCATCATTAGTGCCAAGTTCCCAACGGTCAGAGCGCTGAATGCTAAATTAGTGATCATTGGCTCAGACCCTAGGGTGAGTAACCCATCATCACCACGTATTTATTTGAACTTTGTTACCAATAAAATGCACCACATCATGAATGCGGGTATTGGCGGCTTCAAAGCAAGTAATTTTTTAGCGTCATATGTGAGCCTGACTAGTCATTACAAGGTAAGTCAGTGGAAGCCGACTCATATCTCTATGGAGTCATGCACTAATGACGATTGGGGTACGAATGAGTATTTGTGCTGGACGGATGTCACCATGTCTCAGGCACAGCTTTTTGATGTGGATTCACTACTTTGGCTGCAGAACATTCAAAGCAATCCTGATGGCAGTTACCTTGTTTCTGATTCTCGCATTGGTTACGAGGAAATCGGTCCGTTCCATGTTGTTCTAAAAAGTGACACGACTCAAATTGGTGATATTCAGCCAGGTGATGTGGTGACATTTGGACGATGGAAAGGGGACAACCGCTCAATGGTGGTTCGCTTGGTTAAAACTTGGGATGCTGCATCCCGCCGTATTGAGTGGGGGCCAGAGCTAAGACTGGATGATTTTGGTTGGAAGATGGATTCAATTTCTGACATCGAGACCATTCAGGTGAGGTCGCTCAAGCAATGGGGTGCCAATGTTGAGTCGGTAATTAACTACCTGAAAGATGCCAACCCAAATGCTCATCTTAGTATTGGTACCAGTGGCGTGCCGAATATGCGCTGTCGACGTTTGGAAGGTTATGCAGACTACGGTAAGCATGTTGCTAAGCAGTTGGATGTGGCGTTTATTGACTACTACAAGGTGACCCGTGAGTGGTCCGAAAATACTGCCGCCGATCATCAGGTCTACATCACAGCAGACGCTGGAGAGACTGGGGATGGTTCGGCAGAGTTTTCGTTGTACTTGGATGATGGGCGTGAGCTCAGAAATCACTGGACGCTGCGAGGCTGGTCAGTCGTTGTTAATGGTGTGGAACGTTATCTTGATGGCTGTTATGTCATTGGTGGCGCACGTCGTGGTTGGAGTGATCCGAACGGTAATCTAACAATGAGCAACTACACATGGGTTTATGACCAGTTCAAGGTTGTATTCACGAAAGATGTGCCGCCAGCTGGTGCGCAAATCATTGTGAAAAAGTCTGCTGATTATTGGTCGGGTGATGATTGCCACCCGTCACCAACGGGTTACTCGCTGTTTGGTCAAGCATTCACAGAGTATTTAAGGAAAGCTATCTGATGGAATCTATAGAGGTCTATTATGCCTCTGCTCCTTCCAGTGAAATTCCTATTCATACCCTCGAAATCAAGAATGAACAAGCGTATCAGAATGGTGATCCGGATGCTGTTATCCGGCTGGCTGATGGTTTCTTTTACGTGAGTGCTAATGGTGAAGAGGGTGTGGTGCTTGGTTTGGAAGATGGCAGCGAGGCTTATTTCCGTTCTTCTGCTTTTGGCGTTTCGTTGCCGGGCAAGAGCGTTAAGGGTAAACAGAATCTCCAATTCCAGATTGATAATGTGACGGGCGAGGCCCGTCATTTTATTGATAAGGCTATGGAAGCCGGAAGCAAAGTCAAAATCATTTACCGCTTTTATCTCTCATCCAATCTATCCGCTCCCGCTAAACCACCGCTTGAGCTCACTTGCGTCAGTGAAAAAGACAACATCCAGACCGTGGCTGTTGTTGCGTCCTTTCATGACTTAGTGAATCGAGCGTGGCCAAAGCGCCGCTATACGCCAGCCGTGGCGCGTGGGCTTAAATATCAGGGGTCGTAATGCAGTTAATGGACTTAATGAACATTCCCTATAAAGACCATGGCAGGGCGCTCTCTGGCGTGGATTGTTGGGGCTTCGTGCGGCTGGTTCGCCATCATCACCACAAGTTGCCAATGTTGGCCAGCTTTGGTGCAGTTTCACCAGACGACAAAACAGGCATGACAGCTGGCTATCAAGCGTTGGTAGGCGGTTTTAAGTTAACAAAACCTGTCGATGGCGCTATCGCTTGTCACTTTGTTGGTGACACCTTGGTGCATGTTGGCGTGGTCGTGGACGAGAACGGGCTAAAAGTGGCTCATACCGGGCGAAAAATGGGACGGCCAAGGCTGTCTCGTTTAGCTGAATTTGAGCGCATGGCGCTGATCACGAGGTATTACATAGAACATGAGTATGTTAGTGGTTTACCCAAACAAGTTGGACCGCACCAAGCGTGAGTTCTGTCCGGTCACCTCTGGCCAGACGCTTAACGCTTGGATGTCAGCCAACATTAAGGGCTATTACGTATCGCCGACCCCGCCGTTTTCTTACTTTGTGAACGGGCAACAAAAAACCAGCGAAGATTGGTTTGAATACGCTTGGCAAGATGGTGATCTCATCGAGCTGGTTGCCGAACCTAAAGACCCTGTAACGGCGGTTTTGGCTGTTGTTGCTATTGTCTCTGCTGGCATGGCTATTTATGCCATGAACCAGATCCCAGACAACTTTCAGAAAACTTCCCCGGAAGGCAGTCCGATCTATGACGCAAACGCGCAAGGCAACCGTCCCAGACTAATGGGGATCATTCCTGAGTTGTTTGGCCGTCATAAAACCTACCCCGACATCATCAGCGAGCCCCAATGGTACTTCTCGGATGACGATGAATTTATGCTGCTCATGACGGCAGTGAGCGTGGGCGAGGTAGAACTGAACGGCGATAATATTTATATCGGTGATACGCCCATTTCAAAATACGGCGCTGATATTGATTTTCAGGTATTTCCTCCGGGCACCGATGTTACAAGCCACCCTGCACATCAGAACGTCTACACCTCTCGGGAAGTGGGTGCGACCGCTTCCACCGCGGGGATTGAGTTGGAAGGGGCGGTGAACTCTGTTGAAGCGCAAATCACTCGTTTATCGGGTAAAAACATCACGCTATTGACGGAAATTGATGGGTTCATGAGTGAGTTCTGGCCAGATGAATGGGAAGAAAACTCGATCATCGTGATAACGGGTACGCCCGGGGCCAAAACCGTCTCGGCAGGGGAGGAGAACGGCGGATTTCGCGGTTATTACCCGACCAGTCCCATAGAGTTTTGGTCAACTCATGAAGCACTACACGATTGCCGCTATGGCGACTACATCCGTTATCCCATCTCGTACAGTGAATCACAAAATGGTGCGGCGCAAATCGAGTACGCGACGGGGTACATCTCCGACACCTACGTGGTCACTGAAAACGACGTCGAATACTATGCGGTTAGAATCAAAGATGGAAACGGGATGAATATCCCGAACAGTGCCGTTCCTGTCGAAACTCGGCAGCTTCCTTTGCAGTTTTTAGGCAAAGATGATGGTCGCTATAAGATCAGCGAAAAACGCAAAACCAGCGCCGCGGTAGAGAAACTTTTCCCCAGTGCCGGTGAAATGGTGTTCTCCGGCTTTACTCACACTGGCGACTTAACGCAGGTTCGGGTGACTGTCGAACAATCCTTGCCGGGCAAACCTGCTGGGCCGCATTATGCTTGCCCCATTTCTGAGGTGACGGACCAAATTTCCGTTGATATCAAGTTTCCTGATGGCATTGGTTACATGAACGACAACGGCTCAGTTTCTAGCCGGGAAATCCGCTTGATGATTGAGTGGCGAGGGGAAGGGGAAAGCGAGTGGAATCAGGTCCCTTTTAAACGCTCGGGGGCGACACGCGATCAAATGGGCAATACCATCACCATCAATCTTGGCCGAAAAGTGCGCCCTGAGGTGCGCGTGTATCGGGTGACAGGGGACAGCAAAGATAGCCGCTCCTTTGACCGGATTGAATACAAACGGCTGAAGTCTCGCCTTGAAGCAAACACCAGGTACGATGATTTCACCACCATGGCCGTGCGCATTCGAGGTAGTAACACGCTGTCACGCAACGCTGAAAATCGCTTAGGTGTGGTACCAGTGCGCAAGTTACCCATTCCTGACGGCTTTGGCGGCTGGACGTCAGAGAATTATGCTACCCGCGATATTGCGCCAGCGGTGCGCTACATCATATGCGACAGTGGATTGAGCGATGTGCATATCGGGCAGCATGAGTTGCTGCGCTTACATGATGCATGGAAAGCGAGAGGCGATACTTTTGATGCGGTTTTTACTGACGACAGCACCTTGTTTGAGGTATTGAAAAAGGTACTTGCCGTCGGTTATGCCGAGCCAACGCTGAACTATGGGCAAATCGTTCCCGTTCGAGACGAACCGCGCACTGTGTTTGATTACCAATACCAGCCTGACAACATGCTCGGGAAAGGGCTCGAACGCTCGGGTAAGTTCTTTGATGAAGAAGAGCCAGACGGGATAGAGGTGGAATACTTCTCAACCGAGACATGGAAACCGGAAACAATCTTGTGTCTTTTACCTGATGACCTTGGCAATAAGCCTGAAAAGGTACGTGCCTTTGGTGTAACCGATGCAACCAGAGCGTGGCGATTTGGGATGCGGATACGCCGCAAAAAGCGCTATCGCCGATTCCAGTACTCATTCCAGACGGAGATGGATGCCTTTAATTCAAACTACCTTGATTACGTGGCACTGGCTGATGATGTGCCGGGTTACGCACAAAGTGGACGAATGGAAGGCTACGATATGTCGAATGGCAAAACGGTCGTTACGCTCGATGCGCCGCTTGAGTGGGGAGAAGGGGTGCACCATATCGCGCTCAGAAAACCCAACGGGCGAACATCCGGCCCGTACGTTTGTGACCGTGGACCCAATCCATACCAAGTCACGATCAACGGCAGTTTAGACTTCAAACCCGTTCTGGATGGCTCGATAGAGCCGCCTTTGTGGTTATTTGGCGAAGCAGATAGCTGGTGCTATCCGGCGCTGATTGATGATGTGGCACCGCAAGGAACGGAGCGATGCAGCGTAAAAGCCGTCAACTATGATGCTCGCGTTTATGCTGATGATGACAATGAGCCAGACGAGAACGGGTACCCGAAAGTGGCTTAACCTCTGTTTTCAATGGTTAACTAATTGAAAAGGAGGTGATTGATAGTTTATGGTTCACGATGTGCTATCAAAACAAGGAATATGTCATGGCAGCATTAGCCTACTTAATCCAATTTATTGTTATCGCACTCATTTTTAGTGCGCTAGTGATATTTGGCTTTTCATGGCTGAGCGTTCTTGTCGGTATTGTTGTTTACCTTATTTCCACTTGGTTGGTGTCATCTTTAGTGCAAAAGAAATGTCCTTATTGCGACAGTGCAATTAGCACCAAAGCGATCAAGTGTCCTAAGTGTCAAAGTGAGTTACCCGCAAGAAATTAACTAAAAGGCCCTTTGTGGGCCTTTTTACTTATCCCCTTTCAATACCCAACCTTTTTGAGCCCTATTGATTCTGTTGTTTAATCATTAGATTAATTGTGGCCATTTAACGACTAGATCTGAGTAAAAATCATTATGAAACAAATCAAAGCCATCGTTCTGCGCGTTCTCATCGCTCTGAACATGTTCACGCTGCACCTGCTCACTGGCCAAGCCGACTTGACGATCAGCGGTTGGTCATACATCCGCCATCGCCAAGGCAAGTGGTCGCCGATCCGTTTCGTTGACTGGCTGTTCTTAAAGTGTAGCGGCCAGCAAGACCACTGCCGAAAAGCGTTTGAGTGGGAGATTGCAGAAAGCAGGCGCTTGATAATGGATTACGGGAAATATCTGTCAAGATAAGAATAAACATCTAGCTAAGAGGGCGCTTGTTAGGCCCTCCTAGAAATATATTTACTCCTGCATGAATGAGAAATCACCTTGCTCATTGATGGTTAATTTGAAGTTAAAGGTAGTTTGGTTTTCTTGATATATAGGTGTTCTATTGTCGTTTTCCATAATACAAATACTTCTATTATCGCTATTATCTAATGGTGGTGCAGGATGCCACCAAATATAATTTTTCACACCATTGATCATGATGTAAGTTAGTTGAGGTTGATTGAGGGGATTAATAGCAATGTTAGTATTGCTTGCCGAGTCACCTGACTTTAAGGTCAAAACACCATTGACTGAGAGTGCTGAATTTCCATTTTGTCTAATACAATCTGCAACAAGAACTTGTCCGCTATAGTTAGAAACAATGGATGTGATTGTTGGGTTATTGCTCATGGCATATTCCTTATGTGAATGCTGTTTAGGAATTTAACAGTAGCCCACATATGGCGTTCTACAATGAAGCGTTTCATTTTGAATAACTTAAAATGACAAAACAGAAATTAACCCACATAAAAGTGGTCTTTTACTGACTAAAATGACAATAGTATTTGGGGGTGAGATCAGGTCCCTAAGTAATGGAAATTCATTTAGCCCCAATTTAGCCCCAAACTAAAATGAATTGTTCTTATCTAATTGATATATATAGATAAATTACACAATCTGCCGGATATGTTCGAAACTTGGTATAAGATGGCGAGCTTGATTCAATCTGGCCTAGATTTAACGCCAATTATCACCCATCACTTCAAAGTGGACGACTTCCAAAAAGGCTTCGACGCTATGCGTAGCGGGGCTTCCGGCAAAGTCATCCTCGATTGGGAATAAAAAACAAAGCGCTCCGAAAGGGGCGCTTTTTGCATTGGCGACCACTGTAAGCATAAACAGTGAAATGGAAAATAAAGCCTCATTTAGCCCTAGAAAAAGCCCTAATTTAGCCCTAAAGGCGTTTTCACCATGCCCCAAACCACTCACTTTTAGCCCCAAGGATTTGCTAGCACCTAGAGTTCGAGGATTGCGAAGTCTTTCCTGTGAAAATTGCATTTCCCCCCAAGTTTACCGAATGTCAGAAATAATACTTGATATAGGCCAGTACTAGACGGAGTGTATTATGAACGTTCCAAAACCAGCTTATATTCATCAAACATCTTTTTGAAGCCATAAGCTGTTTCCGGATGGCTTAGCATATAAACCTCATTCAACCCTGATTGTGATTTTAAGTGAAGTTCCCCATATTGGACGACAGGGATTTGGTAGTTGTCAGCAAAACGCTTGTCTCTGCTTCCATCTTTATTTGATTTTGCCCATGTATGATCAATCACTTTGGCATCACTAGGTACAGGCTCATTCTCAATGAAATTGGTAATACTAAAGTCGATATCAACATCCAGTAGATCAATTAGTGCGAAGTCATTATCGTTTTCGATAAAGAGAAACTGAGGGAATACATGTAAATCCCCACCATTAGCATTTTCAAAGCGAAGTGCTTTATAGTCGCACTGTAATTTGCTGTTGCTTGCCCTCGTTAAGCTTACTTCTTTACGTTCTATTACGTTGTTCGCGGTTGTTCTCTCTGCAATACGATCAATCGACTGTGATGTTGTGACATCCCACACTTTCTTTGTTTTCTGGACTTCTGAGAATCTGTCATCAAGAGTTCCAAAAGCGGCTTCGAGTTTACTAGAAAGTGAAACTTCAAGCCCTAGCTTGTGTTTCTTATAGTCTTGCTCTAGTTGTTCTAGATCCCCATTTATTTTTTCAATACTCTTCTTCTTAGATTCTATCTTGCTCTGAAAAAAAAGCTTCAAAGGAAACCAATTAATCCAAGAAAGATCAGAATTCAGTTCCTTTAGTTGCTGGCTAGCTAAAGCGATCTCCTTTTTAAGCTTATGCTTTCCTCTCTCAATATCTGTAAGAGTGGACTTGAGCTCACTTAAACTTTTAGATGAGAGTCTACCAACCGCTTTACTTTTGAAATAAACCTTATCGAAATTACTCATATTCACTCCTGTTTTGCAAATTTAAAATAGCGTCAATGACAGTAAAATTATTTCGATCAGTAATTATTAGCTTTACGAACTCAGTTTAATCAATTAATTTTTGACTGTTCAATCGACATGTGATAGAGCTTTCAAACTATCAAAAACAAATGATGACTGGTCGTCTAGAGCGCTTGCTGAATTGATGCTTTGACAGTGACTACAAAATGCGGTCATATATACAAAACTATTTTCTGCATTGCTCTCAGACAAAGTCTTTACTGATAAAACATATGATGAAATTGGGATAAGATGTTCAGCTTTTTCCACTAATTTCTCATATTCTTTTTGAGTATGACTCTCCCCGTTAAAGTTGGAGAACCAAAAATTTATTAACTCGATGGACTTTAGGTCTTTACCCTCAACACAAACTACAATCTCTTTATACTTTTCACCTTTAAGCTCAGTAAAATTGCAAAGATAACGTTCTGAATTTTCATTTATACTTTGAACTAAAAGCTCCGAAGTTGATGCAGCATTTACGTTAAATACATACAAAGAAAATAAGATAAGGAACAACCTTTTCACCGCAATCTCTCCTAAATCACATAACGCCCGCTTGAGGGACAGCTAGCGTATGGTAAAAATGCCACGTGTTGGCTGTCCCTCTTGAAGCGTTTGTTATAAGCCAATGCCACTCGTGAACAGAGCCTTGATTTCTTTTGCTTGATACTCCATTTCAGGAAATAGTGTTGCTTCACGGATACCTGCATATTCAAGCTCTTTCAAGATATTAGCTTTATCTGAGGCTGCAATCCTTATTTTGATCAAACGATCATTTAGATAAGGATGCTCCTCCATTGGCACTACACGAATGAACTCTTTTCCATCAATGTACATTCCACCGTGAAAAGTAAAGTAACCATGCTGTTGACGGATACGAGGATTTAAGTGTGGTGCGCGAAATGGAACTATATTTGAAAAAGCTCTAATGCAATCATTGTAAATGTATGATACTGAATTTCCTTGTTCGTCTACAGTATTAGGCAGCTCAATTTTTGTATGCAAACTTTCGAAATCTTGCTCGCTTCCAGTAGATAACCCAAAAAACTTTGAACTTGAAAAAAGATTATTTTTTATCTCGCTAAAACTAACATTATTTAGCAACGTATCATCATTAAAAGTATCGTTCATCCCATACACTAAACGATGAAAAAAATCACTACGACTCTTTTCCTCAACTTGCATTTCTAGTAATTCATTAAAATGGAAGTCACGCTCCATCAGTGTCGGATCATAGACATATAATGCACCATCTTTATCGACATCAGATGAACAAGCAAAGTAAAGGCTTACTAATAAATTTGAAGTCCAATCTAATAGACGAGTGGGTAAACCATAATGCTACATTAAAGTAAGCCATTCATAAGTACTTTTATGATTTGATGATTCTTCTGGATAACGTCTAACAAATTCACCATACATTTTTTGTTCATTTAGGACGATACCAAACTCTTCACCTTGCCTAAATATGCTTGGTAACAGTTTGTATGAATAATTGGAATGCCCCCTAAACCAAGTATTTTCAAAACTACCTGCATTTTCACTCAGGCATGTAGTAATTTAACTAAGGGTTCCCTTCTTAACTGAAAATTCTTTCATAGTTCCTCGAAACTGTTTTTGGCTTATAACGCCGCATTAAGGTGAGCAACGCAACCACCTAACCTAAACCATTGCACCGTAAACACAAAACTCAAGCTTAAACTGAAAATTCTAAGCGTTGGGAATCACTCTTAAATGCTTTGTTAGCACACTTTTGACAGCATGGTTTATATGCTGACCGATCTCTATAACAATTGAACTTTGCCTATCATATTCTCGATGCAGGTATTCATTCACAGCAACGGTTCCGTAATTTTCAAAGGGCAAAAATGAAACTTGATAGACGTCCTCACCAACTTGATTTGAATCGTAAGTTAATCGAGATAGGATATTGGAACGATGCTTAGTATGATTCACTAGGTCTCTGAGGTAACGGTAATCGTTATGATTTGTTAGTGAATCTATTAAAGCCTTTAATTCATCGGTGATTTGAATTTTTTCAAGACTCTTTTTAGTGTGGTAAAGATTTAACTGATCGGGTTTGATAAATGTCTGTTTACACAAGTTAAGTCCAAATGCGTAGTACAAAACGTGAGCCAAGAAATCCGAAATACTATGCAAATTCTTGAGCAAAGCGAAGACGTTCGCTCGATACGCTAATTTAAATTCAAACTCTGCATTTAACGTCTCTGCATCTGTGGCTAGCATTAATTTGACGTAATCATATGCAGGATTTTTTCCCTCCATATGCTCTTTGATTAAACGCTGCACTTCTGCATAGTGAAAACGAGCAAAATCTTGGTTTTCGAAGATTGAATCCAAAGAACTGCTAAGAGCTTGCCGTTGCTCTTCTCCATAAAGTTCAGACACATAATCTTTGAGATCTTTTATGTACCAAGTCAATTTCATACTCCTTGTGTGCTAACGCCCTGCTAAGGGGTGAGCAATGCACTACAAAAGCGACCGCACGCCGCCTTAATCACAAAACCCACCGCATGCTAAAAATGCCACGCATTGCGAATCCCGCTTAAGCAGTTTGTTAGCTTAAATTTCAGCACCTTAGACTTACCAAAGCTGAGATTAAACCGATTTGGAAAACCAACAAACCACCTGCGTTTTGAAACCCGAATTGGTTCAAACTTTGTGGCCTTTCATGCGATTTGAAAACTAGTAAATTTTGAGAACTCATTTTCGAAAAACTCAAAGCGAAAGCAAAACTTCCAAAGCGACTTTGCGGCAAACTGGCTAACCTCGCGCAATCCCAAAGCTCAATTGAGGCAACTACTCAAAACTTGCGCTAGCAAACAATGCTGATTTGCCGAGAAACCTGAACGAATGGCCAAAGGAAAAAAGAAAAGACCACAACCAATTGATTTTATTTGTTTTAAGCTAACTACCACTAACCTACACACCAACGTTCTAACCCTTTCCCCACGCGGCTTATACTGTACAACGACTTCTATCGCACAGTGAGCAACTTGTATCACAAAAACCAATGATATAAGCATCAGGTTGTGTTTTTTGCTCACATTATTGAGCATTGCGATGGGAAGCAAAGGTGAAAAGGACTTTCGGGGCAGAAAAAAGGCCGCTAGAAAGGCGGCCTGAATGAGTTTAACGGTGCTTGTTAACTTGCTTGCACAACCTTTCGCTGACAACGCGTGAGAGTTCGGCGAGCTGTTCTAGATCGCTAAAGCCGACATCAGGCTCCTTGAAATAGTTGATGTACTGGTAACGGTTCAT